CTCTCTAAAATATTTTTATATATAGTTGGCATTAGCTCAGAGTAGAATTTAGCAACATAATAACACTGTTTCATAACGATATAAAATTTATTGATTAATACTCGATCTTATGGGGGACTTCCCGCCGATTCAATGCAGGGGGGAATGGTTTGTATGGTGTTCCTCGAACGCATCTCCTCTCTCTAAAATATTTTTATATAAAAAATTTTTATAAATTATGTTAAATTATCTTAAGATCTTTAACAATTTCAATGCAGGGGGGAATGGTTTGTATGGTGTTCCTCGAACGCATCTCCTCTCTCTAAAATATTTTTATATAAAAAATTTTTATAAATTATGTTAAATTATCTTAAGATCTTTAACAATTATACGTTACTCATAGTATGACAAATCAAGAAGTTATTACAAAGATAATGGAGGATATTTATAACACAGTAGACTCCTCAGATAAAAAGATAGATATAGTACAAGTACACATGGGATCTAATGTTAAAGATGCTGTATTTACTCATCTAGGACACCCTAATGCTACTAAGTTAAACTATGATTTAGCTTATAGGAAGAACATTGTGGTTACCTTCTACTACGTGGTTACCTTCTACTACAATGAGAGTATAGATAAGGATAAGTATCAGTTATTTATTATCTTAAATAATGTTAAAAAATAGATTATAAATAGCTATAATTGTTCATAACAAATGTTAAATTATTACTCTAAACAGTAACTTTATAAGAGTATAATACGTTACTGTCTAAACAGTTATGACAGTCTAAGACAGATTAGACAGTTATGACAGTCTAAGACAGATTAGACAGTTATGACAGTCTAAGACAGATTAGACAGTTATGACAGTCTAAGACAGATTAGACAGTTATATACTCCCTTACTTATGTTAATTAGTAAATACGCATAATATGACAAAGAAAATAATAGATAAAAGTGAAGAAGCTTATAATGGTAAATATATAAACTTTAGAAGTAGGTTACATCAATTAGTACCTGGAGTAGATAGAAAATCTTGTGAAGGATGTGCTTTATATGATATTCCTAATTGTCCAGATTCCATTACTAAGCTATGCAGACAAGGCTTTATTTTAAAGAAAGTAAACGTATGAAAACATATACTCAAGAACAGCTTATGAGTAGATCATACAATAAAGATGATCTTGTTATTAAGTTTGATTGCTATTCGGGTATAGTTTACGATAAAGAGCTAAGAAAGTATGTTAGAGTGCTTTATTCAGATAGTACTAATAGTCTTATGTATAGTAAATCAATAAGTACTGAAGAGTTTGAAAAATTACAAAGTGAATACTGTAAGAAAGAGCCTTTGATATTTTGTATGAATTATAATTCTCTGTATGATGGACCATCTGATAAGTATAAAGATGGTGATTTATTGGAGTATGTGTTTGATGTTACTAAAGATGATACGCTTAAACTTAAAGAAATAAGAAAGGTCAATGATGAGTAAGATAGAATATCCAAAAGTAGAGATTATAGGGAAGACATTTGAAGTAATACCTAATAAAGGGTTTTGTGATGGTTGTTACTTTCAGAAGAAAGAGACTTGTCCTCCAAGAGCATTAAGACAGTGTGTAGCAGCAGGAAATATTTTACGTTTAATGGAACCTAACGATAAATAATACGTTGTAAAAAGAGTAAAAGAATATTAGATTATGGAAGATAAAGTACTAGAAACAGTAGTAAACAATATGGAATACATTCCTCTGAAAGATGTCCTAGTTAAACCATTGGAACCGATTATGTTAGAGAAAGAGATAACTGAAGCGGTTGGTACAGGTGAACTTGATATAGATGGTTTCGAGAAGTTTGAGACTAAGACAGAAGTAAAAGAAGTAGAATCAGAGTGGAGATTGGGTATCGTACTTTCCATACCAGATGCGTACAAAGATACTGATATTAATATTGGTGATATAGTAGTATTTGGTAAGAAGTTTGCTAAGGACTTTGACTTGTTTAAGGATAGTCAGTTAGTTAAACCTTACGATATTGTAGCGAAGAAGAAAGTAAAATAACATATTAATGCGTATTAATAGTTGTTGTGGGGCTAGGTCTGCGGATCTAGCCTTTTTGTTTATATACACTTAATAAGTTAACAAATGTTAATATAATAGAACCTTTTAACATTTAAAGCGTATAGGATATTGAACAGCACGTTTGTGAGTGAAACGAACAAGTTGTGCAACAGCTATTAAAAGTATTATTAAATAATAATTATTATGAAACAGTATAAAGTAATTAAAGAGTTTGCATGTGCAAAGAAAGGTGATATCCTTACTTACAATGAAGATAGCGATTTGTTTGAGTTTGATATCACATCCAATGGTGGATACAGAACTATGTTCGTAGATGAAGAGACTGCAGATGAGTTTGTAGAGGAAGGCTTTTTGGAAGCATTTGACAACGAACCTGAAATGTCTATAGAAGAAGACAAACTTAACAAGGTATCTGAAATGATTGATGAAATGCTTGATCAATACGAACTAGACGGTAAAACAGTTCAGGATAAGTATGATAAAGGTGAGATACCTACTTGTGTAAAAGTGGAAGCTGACACAGTACATTATAATATCACAAAGGTACTAAACAAAATCAAAGAAGTAATCAATTCATGAATAAACTTGTAAAGGAATGAAATTTATTAATCCTTTTAACTAGCTTTCTGGAATATATAGAATACTTAATAGAGTTAATGGTAATTGTTATATAGGTAGTTCTCTAAACATAGAGAAGAGATATAAACACCATCTATCTACTCTTAGACATAATTCTAGCAGGTGTTCTATATTATAGAAAGCTTTTAATAAGTATGGAGAAGATAATTTTGAATTTCAAGTATTATTGTGTTGCAAACCAGAATACAGACTATACTACGAATAGGAATTAATAAGAGAATTAGATTCATAGTATAATGTATTTACAAATGTATCTGATAGCCCATTACGTCAATTTACCTTTTCAGAAGAAGCTAAACTAAAAATGTCTAGAGCCCATAAAGGAAAAAGATTATCTGAATAGCATAGACGTAACATATCTTTAGCTAATAGAGGAAGAATTTTCTCAGAAGAATCTAGTCTTTAATAAAGAAACTATTGAGAAAATGAGTAACGCTAAAAAGGGCAAACCTTGGAGTGAAAAACGAAGAGCTGCATATTTAAAAAAGAAATATAATGAACAAATTAGTTAAAACGGTTAAGAAGACAGACCTTTACAGAGAATTCCTCAAATCACTTGATGGTGTACTTTAGCTGACTACTAGGGAGCAGGATTTAATGGTATTACTTATCGAATTAGATGTTAATACTCCTAAGCTCCCTGGTTACAGCAAGAATGTTATTAGCACCGAAAACAGACGTTATCTGAAGACTGCTACTGGCATTACTAGTGATAACCTAAGTAGATATATAGGAAGACTAAGAGATAAAGGTCTGATTGTAAAGGGTAAAGCAGACGATGAATGGACAGTTAATCCTGCATTGATACCCGAAGTGATTGGAGACAGAGTACAAATTACAATCGTACTAAGACTAGATAAAGAATAATATGAATATACAATATATTACAATTAACCCAGGAGCTATTTTACTTCAGAAAGATTATGGTTGGCTGAAGAAGTTCTGGTACAAACTAAGAGGTAAAGAGTTACCTTATAACTACTTTACTCTGTTTGGAGATGAATGTGCCTTAATTAATGTATTTGGCAAGAATTCTGGTAGTGTAGTAGTAGAACCTAAAAAGAGTTATAGTAAGAAAGAGTTGAAGTCTCTACTTACTTTGATTACTACTAATAGTAAAGATAAAGACACTTGGCTAAGCTCATGGGATGCTTGCAGTAGTGATCTTTTTACCCTAATAAACACAGTAAGACCTGGCACATTTGGAGATAAAGAATCTAAGTTGAATGCTCTGCTTGATAGCAGATTCTATAATGTGAAGGAGCTTGCAAATGTCACAAACTGGAACGAATATATATTCTGAGCTAAGTAAAAAATATAACGTACCTTTGTAGGTAGTTAAAGTTATATGTAATCATCCATTTCTATTTGCTAATAGAAGAATCACAGAATGCGATGAGAGACCTTTGTTATTCACTTACTTAGGTAAAATCAAAATTAAGAAATCATATGGAAAGAAAAATAGTAAGACTAGCGAAGATCCCAAGGACTGAGATAGTTACAGAGCTTATAGAGCATATGGTCTACTATAAGATGTCTTATCCAACAGGCTAGAAAGATCATTGTAGTATATTCTGCAATGATGCCACTAGCGAAATAATAACCCCAGATACTACGTATAAGCTATCAGATGAAGTATATCTATACTTATATTTACTAAGTAATAAAGCTATAGCAAGTATCTACAAAATAGTAAGTGATGATAAAGAAGACTGATATAAAATTATATCCTTATAATGTGTGGACAGGAGTACTGTCAGATAAGGAAGAAGTATTACGTAAATTTGACTTCTTTACTACAGTAGATAAAATGTTAGCAGATGAACCTATTGAGGTAAATGATCTAGATTTTGATTCTGCAGCTGGTATTACTTATGTAGTTAGAGAAAAAAAGACTAGAGATAAAGGTTCTCTTACTCTCTTTGATGAAGAGATAATTACTTACAGTTATCGCCACCTATTTGATATAATTAGCCATGAAGCAGGTCATGCAACAGATATAATGTGGCAAGGATTAATAGGTATGAATGCCAAAGATGATTTTGATAGTAACAATAAGAATGAGCCTTATATCTACTTACTTGGCTATATAGCTGGTATTATGGGGTCATACGTAATGAACTTTAATAAAGAACAAAATGGAATTAACTAAAGAAATGTCTCTTGCTTTCATTCAGATGGAGATAGAGAATGCTAAGGATGCTCCTGAAGTAATGCAGGAAATGCTTAAAGTAATAGAGGAAAGCATCAAAGATGACAAGATTACCTATGAAGAGTTCACTAATACTCTAGCTCAATACTTCAGTGAAATAGTACCAGAAGGTGCTAATACTTTAGAAGAAAGAGTTAAGTATACAGAGATGATGTGTCAAAAGATGATTGATAAATATGGAAGCAAAGAAAAATGATTTCGCTGACAAGAAACTCAGATGGGACTTACTACCACTCAAGGAAATTGAAAAGATTGTCAAAGTTTACACTGCAGGATCTGAAAAATATGGAGAGAATACTTGGCAAAGCCTTCCAAATGGCTATGATAGATACAAAGCCGCCTTATTTAGGCACTTGCTTGAATATGAAAAAGGACATGAAGTGGATGAAGAAACAGGTTGTGAACATTTGTCTCAGGTCGCATGGAATGCGATTGCGATGATGCATTGTGCTCCTAAATGGGAAACAGAGTCTTTTAAAGAGAACCTTACGTTGTGTGCGTTAAATAAGCGCATCGAAGAAAAGATAGATTCTACTAATAAGATACTTGATGAAATGGAAAGTCTAGTGTCTGATAAGGAGAAAGAACGTAGAGCTAAAATAGTTGAAGATAGAGAAGCTAATAAAAAAGAAGCTGAAGAAGAGATAAAACAACTATGTAAAAAGCTTGAATATGAAACCAATAGTATCTATAAAATAAGTAAATGGTATTTATTTTATGATGGTAGAATTGAAGTTACTGTAACCAAATGGGATCCAGAATCTATTATAGATGCAGAACATCCTAGTTTATGTAAGGTTGGAAATATATATAGAACGAATTATGATTCGCTTCTTTATATGGAAGAATTAAAAGATTTAGTAGATCACCTAATAAAGAAATATAATGAACATTACGAAGGACTCCCTAGAACAGGAGATGGATCTGTACAAACAGAAGATTCAGAAGTATCTGAATAATCCTGAATACTGTGATCCTAATTGCTCTCTACGACAAGCTCAAGTTATACTTAACAGATTAAGTAGAGAGTACCATTTTAATTATAAAACAAATAAGATAAGTAATGGAAACAATAATCGGTAATAGCTGTGAATACAAGCTTATTGGAGATACTATGGAAGAGCTTCAATTAAAGAGTATCAAAGATAACGATATATATGTACGCAGTGTATTCGTAGCAGAATCAGATGGAAGACTCTTACTTGAAGAGGGATTTATAAATTACAAGGAAGGTGACGTTATAATAGTTCTATCTAAATATAACAATGATGAAGATAAGTATGTAACTAGACCTGTAGTAATTGATAACTATTACTTAGCTGATGTAATCAAAGACCTTTCTAAATGAAACTATTCGTCGATATTCCTAACTACGAAGGTAAATATAAGATAAATAGAGAAGGCTGTGTAATGTCAGTCGGTAGATTTGTACCAGAATCTGGAAGAGGAGGACGCTATTATAAAGAAAGAATATTAAAACCACATCTCGATAAATATGGATATTATCAGGTAGGTTTATATTCTGATAGTAAAATGAAAGTTATTAAAGTTCATAAACTTGTAGCGTTAACTTTTCTTCCAAATCCACTTCATTTACCAAGCATAAATCATATTGATGAAAACAAGCTTAACAACAGTGTAGATAATCTTGAATGGTGCACTGTAAAGTATAATAACAACTATAATGACCGTCAAAATAAAATAAGTATTAAACGGAAGAAACCAGTAGGTATGTATAATTTAGATGGAGAACTAATTAATACCTTCGATTCTATAAAAGAAGCGGTCAATAATACTGGATTTCAAAAAGGTTATATTATAGCTTGTTGTAAAGGTAAAAAGGAATCATATAAAAAATACAAATGGAAATATGAAACTATTTGATTTAGTGGGAGGTAAAGTTGTAATACATGAGGATGCATTAGCTATACCACCTTTTAGAACCCTCTGGGAGCTTGATAAAGATAAGTCCCATGCTACTAACATACTTAGTTATATAGTACTTCAAAACAAGTATAATAGCCCTTATGTAAAGACTATTGTAGATAGTGAAGCAAGATCTAAGAGACTTAAGAATCTATTCTTCAAAGATGAGAATTATCCTCTAACAGTAGAGGAAAAGATAGCAGAAGATGAGTTTATATTCTTGCAGAATACAGCTACTCTTACTATGCTAAACAATATGAGACTCAAACTAGACAGTATATCAAAATACTATAAAGACTCATTAGAAGAAGAACTAGATGAAAGAAAGATTAAAGATCTACTTGCCGGTATGACTAATGTAGGTAAAGTAATTGAGACTATAGAACAACTTGAAGTAATGGTTAAAGCTGAAGAAGCAGTTAAGTCCAAGAGAGTTAAAGGTGATGCTAAGGTTAATCCATTCGAGTTACCATCTATAGGTGTAGGAAGATAACACCAAAATAACCCAATTTTATAACAACAACGTTTTAATAAACAAATTAAGAGATTATGGAAAAAGCAACAAAAATGCCAGATATTATTCTGGATTTGACAGACGAAACTAAAACTATTGAAGAAGCTATTGCAGATTGTGAAGCTGCACGTCAGACAGTGTTACCTTGGCGTAAGCGAATAGTTAAGCGTATCAAAGGCTTGTTTAAACGTTCATAAAGACATCTACGGGGCATGTCTATAAAGAAGCCCTGAATACTGCCCTGTGGTGTAAAGGTAAGCACTGGAATCTCTAAAATTCTAAGTTTCCGTTCGAGTCGGAACAGGGCTACCAATTAAAATACTTGTCCTTTGAAATTACGATAGCAGAAGGAAACCTATTAGGTAAGTAATTACAGTGAATAGGTAGTCTGAGGTAATAAAGCTCAGGTAGGGAGTACTAAAGAATCCTAGAAATCTCCCTTTCTAAATATTTCATTTTCATTATGAGGGGGATTCGTTGTGAAACGCGTCCCTTTTTATTTAGAGGTTATGAGAGAATATCATGAAGAAACTGTGCCTATAGAAGACGATTTATTAGTTTAAAAATAACAATAAGAGAGGATAGGCAAGCTATACAGATAATAGCAATAGATAATAGTTTAGCTGAAATTCCTCTATATGAAGGATATTGTAAATCTGTAGAATACTTAAGACTCTTGCTCCAGAACTTATTTGGAGGAGATGGTCATGATGAAGAATGGATAAATAATCAATTTAATGGTAAACTTTACTAATATATTATGAATAGAATTGAAAAGGCGTATCAATTAGGATACAGAGCTACAAAAGACGGTAAATTAGAATTAAATGGAGTCAGTATACCTCTACTAATAAAAAAGAAGAATTCTGGAAGAAATTTATTATATTTCATGGTAAAAGGTATAAACGGAATGCTGTATTTATCAAAATTACAAGCATATTAGTTGTTTGGAAAAGCTGCACTAGATGAAAACTGTATGTATATAGATGGTAATACACTAAACTGTTCAGAAAGCAATATAACTATTAAGACTATATATAGAAACATATTACAGGAAAAAAATAAATATTATTGCTCTTCTTGTAATAAAATATTAGATTCTTCTTGCTTTTATAAAAGCGATCTAAGAGAACAAGAATGCCCTTACCGAATAGCTCAATGTAAGATATGTAAATAGAATAGAGTATGGAATAATAGAAGATACATACAATCAAAAAAATCAGAAGGATGTACTATATGTGGTGAAAAAGATATAGCCTGTTTAGATTTTCATCACTTAGACAGTAAATATGATCAAGTATCTCATATGCAAACTCATTCTATGAAACTAATAAATGACGAAATAGATAAATGTATAGTTTTATGCTCTAATTGTCATAGAAAATTACATTTCCATAAATTAACTATAGAAGAATTAAAACAACGAATATGATTGACTTTACTAAGAAAATTAAATCATCTGATAAATTTCGTCAGCCTGCATTAACTTTTATAAAAACGGGATAGTATTGTCCTTATATCAAAAATACGCAAGAATACATGAACTTCTGGACTGAGGAACAGGAGAGATGTATTAATGGTTATACTGCTGATGATGGTGACTTCATTAGTGGCTATAACTATTTTTATTTAAACTATTGCCCTATTAACCGTACTGTAAATAGATTAGTAAATGGTCAAGTAGTATCAGAACAGGTAGTTACATTCCCTGACTTTTGGGATTATGACTACTATTATTTTTCATGTGTAAATGAAGCTAAATTAAAGGGTAAGCACTTATGTGTACTTAAGTCTAGACGTAAAGGTTACTCCTATAAAGGAGCCTCTATGTTATGTCGTAATTACTATCTAATACCTAATTCTAAGTCATATGTATATGCTTCTAATAAGCAATACTTAACAGATGATGGTATCCTTACTAAGGCATGGGATTACTTAGACTTTATAGATGAACATACTGCATGGGGTAAGAAAAGATCAGTAAATACTCAGTTACGTAAACGTGCAGCTATGCTAGTTAAAGATGAGTACGGTAATGAGATTGAAGTAGGTTATAAGTCTGAAATCATTGGCGTTACTTTAAAGGATAATCCTGACGTAGTACGTGGTAAGAAGGCTAACTTAATCTTATTTGAAGAAGCCGGTTCTTTTAAAGAGTTAGGAGCTGCATGGCAGATTGCTAGACCTTCTGTAGAGAATGATGGTGTAGCCTTTGCTACTATGATTGCATTTGGTACAGGTGGTGATGAAGACTCTAACTTCTATACTCTTAAAGATATGTTCTACAACCCTAAAGGTTATAACTGTTTAGAGTTAAATAACATATGGGATGAGAATGTAGATGGTACCTATAGTGGATTCTTTATACCTCAATATGCAAATATTGATATCCGTGATAAGCATGGTAAACGCTTATACATGGATGATGATGGGAATACTATACTTAGTGCAGCTATGCAGTTTGTACTAGGACAACGTAAGGAAGTAATAGATCACGCTACTAGTTCTACTGCAGTAGATAGATATGTTGCAGAGCGTTGTATTACTCCATCTGAAGCATGTTTGGAATTCAATGGTAATATATTCCCTAAGAAAGAATTACAAGAACAACTTGCTAGAATACGCACTAATAAGAAATTAACAAACCATAAACAAGTAGGTGATTTAGTATGGGAATATAGTGGTAGTCTTAAATGGATACCAAAGAAGACTGGAGATATTACTCATTTCCCTCTATCTAAGAATAAGAATAAAGATGGATATGAGACCACTCAAGATGCTACTGGAGCTATAGTTATATGGGAACACCCAGTAAAAGATGCACCTGTTGGTTTGTACATACTTGGAGTAGACCCTTATGATCATGACCAATCTGGTACTAATTCATTAGGATCTACTTTTGTATATAAAAGATTTTAGAATTTTGAAAACTACTATGACATCATTGTGGCAGAGTACACAGGACGTCCTCCTACGGCTGAAGAATACTACGAAAACCTTCGTAAGTTAGCTATATACTATAATGGGAGGATCATGTACGAAAATGAGCGTAAAGGATTATTTCCTTATTTTACTGCTAAGCACTGTGATTACTTACTTGCTGATCAACCTGATATTATTTCCGATGTTGTTGGAAACTCCAAAGTACAAAGGAAAAAGGGATGCCACATGAATAAGTAGATCAAACAATGGGGCGAAGGATTGATTAAAGACTGGTTAAATGATGAGAAATCACCAGGTCATAAGAACCTCCATGAGATACTATCAGAACCGCTATTAGAAGAACTTATAGCCTATAATGACACAGGAAACTTTGACCGTGTAATGGCGTTTATGCAGGTTATGATTTATCGAGAACAACTATATAATGTAGTTGTTAAAGAGAAGAAAAAGACAAACAGAGAAAGGTTATTATTCGACGGACCTGTCTTTGCATAGGACTATAGTTATGACGATAACTTTGGTCAAGTCGATGAAGATGTATATACATTCAATTAACATAATATGAAGAGTAAAAATATTGGTTCGTTTCCAGTACAAAAACTGCCTATGTCTAAGAAGACTAAGGCATGGAGAGAAGCCTGTGTTGACTATATAATTGGTAAGTCAGGCTTTAGTAATGGTGGTGGTAGGAACGGACGTACTAGATACGAAGAGATGTAGACGTATTATGATCTATATAATAGTATCTATAATGAGAAGGATCTCTTGTACGTTACTAATCCATTTAAATAGAAGGATGGATTCCCCGCTACTGCACAGGATTACAACATAATTAAGCCTAAAATAGACTTACTATTGGGAGAAGAAACTAAGCGCCCATTCAACTTCAGAGTTGTACGTACTAGTGATAATGCAACTAGTGAAGTACAAGATAGAGCTAAATAGATGTTAGAAGACTATATTATGGCTACTATCATGAGTAAGTTAGGACCAGAAGAACAGTAGAGATATCAAGAAGCATTATAGAATGGAGAGATAATGCAGCCTGAATAGATACAGAAATATATCAGTAAGGACTATAAAGATATTGCTGAAACTACTGCTTATCACAGTCTTAATTACTTAAAGAATAAACTTAATGTTACACATGAATTCTATAAGGGTTGGAAAGATGCTCTGATTGCAGGAGAAGAAGTATACTATGTAGGTATACTTAATGGTGATCCTTACTTAGAGAGGGTTAATCCTTTATACTTTAGTTATGACTAGAGTATAGACTTAGAGTTCATTCATGACTCAGATTGGTGCTGTCGTAAGATGATTATGTCAGCTACAGAGATCTATGACAGATTCTATGATAAGATGTCAGAGAAGGATCTAAATGAGTTACTTTTTATGATTGATGACGTAAGCAGAGGAGGTATAGATCCTGAATTACGCAAAAGCTCTTTAGACTATCCGCATTTTAAGATGAAGTCTATTACTGGTGATAATCCGTTCAATGCTTCAGATAATATTAATGTATGGCATTGTTGTTGGAAATCATTCAAGAAGATAGGTTTTGTATCGTATATAGATCCAGAAACAGGTACAGTAGATGAACTCCAAGTAGATGAATCTTACAAGGTTACAGGAATGGAACTTAATGTAGAATGGACTTGGATTATTGAAGTATGGGAAGGCTATAGAATAGGTCAAGAACTATACGTAGGAATACAGCCTCTTGAATATCAACACATCTCTGCAGACAATCTTAACTCATAGAAATTACCTTATACTGGAGTAGTATATAACAATACAAATAGTTCTCCTAGATCATTAGTAAGTATGATGAAACCATTACAGTATATGTATATTGTGTTATGGTATAGACTTGAACTTGCAATGGCTAGAGATAAGGGTAAAGTACCAGTGATTGATGTTACTCAGATTCCTAAATCTATGGGTATTGATGTTAATAAGTGGATGCACTACTTAGGTGCTCTAGGTGTAGCATTTATTAACCCATATGAAGAGGGTTGGGATATACCTGGACGTGAAGGTGGTAAGCCATCATAGTTCAATCAGTTCCAATCATTAGACCTTACTATGGCTAATACTATTGATCAATACATTAACCTGATGGATAAGATTGAATCAATGGTAGCTGAAATCTCAGGAGTAAGTAAATAGAGAGAAGGTTCTATTGCATCTAATGAACTAGTAGGTAATGTAGAAAGATCTGTAGTACAATCAGCACATATTACTGAGCCTTGGTTCTGGCAACATAATCAAGTAAAGAGAGAAGCTCTTACTATGTTACTAGATACATCTAAAGTAGCGTGGAAAGATAGTAATAAGAGATGTTTACATTATGTATTAGATGATGCTACTAGAGCGTTCCTTACTCTATCTGATGACTTCTTCTATGAAGACATGGATATCTTTGTAGATGATACTACTAAGAATCAACAGCAAGTAGAAGCTCTTAAACAGCTTATGCAGCCTGCTATGCAGAATGGTGCTAGCTTACTTGATATTGCTGAGATCATTACTATGGATAATATTAGTATGATCAAACAACGTCTTGAGGATATTGAGCAGAAACGTATGGAACAACAGCAAGCCGCTGAGGAAGCTGCAGCACAACGTGAACAGCAATTGATACAGATATAGAATGAAACTAAAGAAGAAGAGTTAATGATCAAGGAAGCTGAAATGGATCTTAAGAAATATGAGATTGATGCTAATAATGCAACTAAGATCACAGTAGCTCAACTTAATGCTTATAGAGGAATTCAAGATATGGATCAGAATGATAATGGTATTCCAGATCCTATGGAGATTGCAGCTCAAGCTCTTGAAGAGAGAAAACAAGCATCTGAAGAAGCAGGTAAACAGTTTGAATTCAATGCTAAGATTCGTGAACAGAACATGAAGAAAGAGATTGAAGATAAAAAGGTTGCCTTAGAGAAAGAGAAGTTAGCTTCACAAGAGAGATTACAAAAACAGAAAGATAAAGCTGCATTAGAAAGAGAGAAATTGAAAGCTAGAACAGCATTAAAGAATAAAGTAGCAGGAGAGAAATAATATGAAGATTATCAGAAATAATATCATACCTTTTAAAGGTTTTAAAGCTATTAACTTATTTGGCATATTGTTTGTTAGAGGTAATGCTGAGTTATCAAATGAAGTAATCAATCACGAAAGCATACATACTGCTCAGATGAAAGAGATGTTGTATATACCATTCTATATTTGGTATGGTATAGAGTACTTATGTAAAAGATGGAACTATACAGCTAAAGAAGCTTATAGAGCTATCAGTTTTGAGAGAGAAGCTTACAACAATCAAGATAATCTAAATTACCTGAAAGAGCGTAAGCGTTATTCATGGTTTAACTTACTTAATAAGGAGAAATAATTATGGCTTGTGGTGGAAAGAAATCCGGTGGTAAAAAAGGTAAAGATGGATAGAAAGGCATTTAAATAGAGAATGCAGGAATTGAAGTCTTACCGGGAGTAGAATCCCGGTAAAGGCTATCTTGATTGGAAAGCTAGTAAGTATGCTGAAGGTGGGGAGACTCCTCCTACTAAATATAGAGGTGGATATGATAAATCTGGTAATATAGTAGTTCCAGTTACAAATGAGGATACTATTACAAATGTAACTACTCCTTAGGTAACTATTACTCCTAGAAATAATATCAGTTTGATTCCGTCTATTGATAAAGGTAGACGTGCTTTTGGTGATATTGGTAGAGAGGTTATATCTAATCTTACTCCATTTGGGGATATAGAATCTGCAGTTTATACATATGATTCTTTTAAGAATGATGACTGGTTAGGGGTAGGTCTTGGGTTAGCTAGCACACTCCCATTTGTGCCAATGACTGTAAGAGATTTTAATAGGTATTATAAAGGCATCAAACCTAGGACAGGGAAGTTTAGAGCCGAGAATAGACCTATACCTTCAGTTGATCCTTCTAGAGGATAGAGTGCAATCAATAATGTTCTTAATAAAGAATAGAGAGCTCAGGATGTATTGCTTAAAGCTAATAATGAAAGTTATAGATTAGCTGAGAGATTAATGGAAGATCCAGACTATATTAGAAGAGCAGGAGAAGTAGCTCGTAAGTATGGTGACGATTATCTTACTACTTATGCTGATCTGTTACAGGCATATGATGGTAATCCTAATTTGTTTCCAAAGGGAGTGAAAGATACTAATTCTAAGTTTAGAGCTTAGATGACAGTAAAAGATGATATACGGAAAGCTATAAATAAGGATGGTTATGTTCCAGGAATGGGTGATTTTCGACAAGAAAGATAAACGCTGTGAAAAAGTCAAAAATAAGCTAAAAGTTCTTCATAACATGTTAAGTAAGATTAGAGATGTTGAAGAACTCAATAGACACGAAGAAGGAGCATACTATATAACAGAAACTCCTTCTCATCTGTATCCTACATCACAAGAATATAAAGCTTACGACAAATATTGCGGTAGAAAATACTTCACTAACAAGGATAAAGACATTATCATAGATTATCTATTGGATTGCTTAGTTAATGATGAAGCGTTTGATTATTCAACATTAGGACCAAATATATACAAAAATGAACATAGCATATCCAATGTATCCGATACCTAGTTATAAGAAAGGTGGGATACATATTAAAAAGAAGAATAGAGGGAAGTTTACTAAGTCAGCTAAGGCTGCAGGACAAAGTGTACAAGCCCATGCACACAGTGTAATGAACAACCCTAAAGCTACCACTCTATAGAAAAAGAGAGCAAATTTTGCTATTCAAGCAAAGAAATGGGCTAAGAAAAGAAAGAAAAAATAAAATCTAATTATATATAATTATGGAAAATAAGAACACACTGAATGGTTTTGAGACTATACTAGATGTCTTTACCCCTAGTGTAGGTGCTGGTAAAACTAATAAAGAAGATATAGACAACAACTTGGAAGACGATCTGGATGTAGCATCTGAGGAACTGACTGATGAGGAATTGGAAGAACTTCGTAAGCCTAAGAAAGAAAAGAAGGTTGAAAAACGTAAACCTGAAGAAGATGAGGAAGAGGAGGAAGAAGATGATATTGATGATTCTGAAGAGGAAGAAGAGGAAGAACCTGTAAAGAAGACTAAAAAGGCTAAGAAAGAGGAAGTTGAAGAGGAGGAAGAAGAAACAATCGAAACTGGTGAAGAAGAAGTTATCACTGGATTCTTTGATTCCCTTGCTCAACAGTTAGGTTGGGACGATGTAGAAGATGATGAGAAACCTAAGACTGCAGAGGACCTGATTGACTATTTTAAAGAAGTAATTGAAGAAAACTCTACGCCTAAATACTCTAGTGAAGAAGTAGAGAAATTAGATGAATTTGTACGTAATGGAGGCAATCTTAAAGATTATTTTAGTATTGATGCTGATATCGATCTTACTGATATCGAGGTGGAGGATAACGAAATAAACCAGAAAATAGTAGTTAAGGAACTATTGAAGGAAAAAGGTTATTCAGCTAAGTCGATTGAGAAGAAACTTACTAAGTATGAAGAAGCTGGTATCTTGGAAGATGAGGCTATTGATGCTTTAGAGGAGCTTAGAGAGATCAAGGATAAAAAGAAAGAATAGCTATTAGTCAATCAACAGAAGTAGGCTGAAGAGGCTTAGAGACAGCAACAGGAGTTTTTCGAGAACGTTGTAACTGAGATAAAAGGCATGAATAGCATATATGGTGTAGAAGTTCCTGAGAAAGACAAGCGTGCTTTGTTGGAATACATCTTTAAAGCTGATGCAAATGGTGTTACCAGGTATCAGAAGGATTATGCTAAGAGCTTGAAGAATTTAATCACATCTGCTTACTTCACTATGAAAGGCGATAGTCTTATTGATATTGCTAAGAAGAAAGGAAAGAGAGATGCTATAGATACTTTCAAATCTAGTTTGACTAAGAATAAGGGTATCTCTACTAAATCTAAGAAACAGACTGTGAACAGTAATGATGACGGTTCTATTTGGGACGTCTTCACACGACAACTACGTGTCGCATAATAAATAATATTTTACAATAAATTTTTTAAAATTACTAGTATTTTATGGAGAATAATATTCTTAATAACCTCCAACTCTACAAAGGTAAATGGTTTTCTGACTTGATTGATACGAATAAGATTTCGTATGCTTCTCAGTAGAATCCGTATCAGGTTGCTTCTGTACTGTCTATCGTATTCGGTATGAAGGATAGCGGTTATAGCACCTCTTTGGATATGTTGACAGGTGGACTTGGTAATGTTATGACAATCGATCAGCCTTCTTTCGAATGGTCTGTAATGATCGATGCTGACAGAGCCGTAACAATTAGAGATGCTAAATGGAATGGCGCTGCTATCACTGCTAACTCTACAGCTGGTTTGGGTAATACACCTATCATGTTGTGGTTGGAAGATAACTGGTTCGGTCCTGGTGCTATTCTTGAATTTGATAACAAGGAATTCCAAGTACGTGTAGCTGGTGCCCCTTACCAAGATGGTAATCTGTGGGTATATACTTGCTTCGTAGCTGATGGTCAGCCGACTTCTTATATTCCTTCTGAATGGCTTGCTGCTGGATGCCAAGTTTCTCGTCTTGCTTCTGCATACGAAGAATATAGTGAAGAGGGTGATATCTTGAACTACAACACTCACTTCAAGATGCGTAACTATCTTACCACTATCCGTATTAACTACGATATCACTGGTTCAGCTTATTCTACAGTAATGGCTATCGCTCTGAAAGATCCTGCAACCGGTAAGACTTCTTATCTGTGGGCTGATTATCAGGAATGGAAAGCTTTGCGTGAATGGTATAAGAGATGTGAACGTATGTTGGTTTACATGAAGACTAATGTTAACAAAGATGGTTCTTGTAACTTGAAGGGTACTAACGGTCGTCCTGTATTCATTGGTGCTGGTTTGCTCGAACAGATCGCTCCGTCTAACAGACGTTACTATACTAAGTTGAGTGGTGAAATGTTGGAAGACTTCTTGTTTGACCTGTCTTACAACTGTTTGGGTACTAACGAACGTAAATTTGTTGCCTTGACTGGTGAAATGGGTATGCGTGAATTTGACCGCATCCTGAAAGAAAAAGTAGCTACCATGAATTTGGTTGATACAGTATTTGTAACTGGTTCTGGTGATAACTTGAAGTTTGGTGGTCAGTTCAAGACTTACTCAATGACTAATGGTATTGAGTTGACATTGAAGTATTTCCCGTTGTATGACGATACGACTTACAACCGTGAACTTCACCCGATCACTCTGAAACCGAAAGAATCATACCGTATGACTTTCTTGGATCTTGGTCGTCGTGATGGCGAAGCTAATATCGTGAAAGTAGTACGTAAAGATCGTGAATTCGTAACTTGGTACACTGGTGGTGCTGTTGCTCCGTCTGGTTATGCTAAGTCTAAAGATACTCTGAGATCTAATGGTAAGGACGGTTATACCGTATTCTTCCTTGGTGAAATGGGAATAATGCTCCGCGATCCCAGAGCTTGCGGAGAATTGATACTCGAATAAAATATTCGACGCGATTGAGCAATTTTTTATATTTCTCTACGTTATAGGGTATTTTAGTTATATACCCTATAACAATGGAGAATATATATAATATATACAAAATAACAGATAGAACTAATAATAAAGTTTACATAGGACAGACTAAACGTGATATTTACAAGAGATTTGCAGAACACATTAATAGAGCGTTACATTCTGAAAGAAAGAATGACAAATCTTTAGCATTATATATTGCTATAAATAATCATAAACCTGAAAATTTCTATGTAGAACTATTAGAAAAAGTAGAAGGTACACCTAAACAAGTAGATGAAAGAGAAATTTATTGGATCTCTCAATATGACTCTACAGATCCTAATATAGGATATAACTTAGATAAAGGTGGACATGTAATCTCAGAAGCATGCCGTAAAGCTGCAGAAAAGCATTTATTTAAAGCTGGTAGTAAACTTGACGGAATAATGTTAGAAACAGCTAGAGCTAATGGAATGAAATTTGCCAAGCAAGTATGCCAATTTGATAAACTAACTGGTGAATGTTTAGCTGAATTTCCATCTATAATGGAAGCCTCTAGATCTACAGGATGCGATAGAAGAAGTATACAAAGACAATTATCGGGTGAAGCTAACTTAGGGACTCCTCGATCTTTTTCTAATATAAAGTATATCTGGAAATATAAAGAATAACAGAATAATACATCTAATAGAAATATTATGGAAGTAATCGTTAGAATCATGAAAGTCAATCCGTGGACTGGTCTTACTAAATGGCCTACTACATATGATTATGTAGGACCTTATTGGACACGCAACGGAAATATCTACACTGGCTTGAGCACAGCTGATGCTCGTAGATTAGAGAAAGCCTTAGGTAAGCAAGAAGGAGAATTGAATCCAGATAGTGAATTCTGGGATACCTTTGCAGTAAAGATTGGTAAAAGGGATGTTATTCTTGATACGGATAGACCGTTGGATGAATTGCAGTATTTGTTCTTGAAAGGACATAAACGTGTAGCTGATGGACTGTCTAATATGAATCCTTCAAAGGATTATGTATTGATTAACAAGGATGCGGAAGCTGAACAGACTAATCGTATTAACAAAGCTAAGCGTGAAGCTTATAGAGAATTGGATAAGATGTCCATAGAAGATATGCGTAAGTGTTTGCGTCTATATGGTATGAAATCTGATACAATGTCTAATGAATTAGTTGAAGCTAAACTTTCTGAACAGGTTGAAACATCTCCAGAGAAATTCATGCTTAAATGGGTAAACAACCCCAATAAAGAAATTAACTTCGTAATTGAGGAAGCAATTGCTAAAAACATTATCAGAAAGAGTCGTACACAATACTTCTTTGGAACAGATCTTATTGGTAATGGTATTGATGATGTAATTGCATTCTTACAAGATAAGAAGAATCAAGACATTAAACTAGCAATACTTAATGAGATAAAGTCTAAGTAATGAAAGTATAGGATATACATAAAGCATTTAAGGTTGCAATGGATAAAAATGCACAGGCAGTTGCTTATGGTGGCTGCCCTGCTTTTTTGCCAGCAGAAGAAGACCTATTTCTCAACTAGGCTTATAATGAAGTCATAAGTAACAAGTTTACTGGTACTAATGTAACTAAGGTTGCATTTGAAGGTAGTGTAAACAGAATTGCTGATTTAGAAGGTCTTATCATAACTGAAGACGGTCTACCAATAACTACTAGTTTACTTGAGAACTCTGTTATACTAGAGGACTTTACTAATGAAACTGGTATAAATAAAGGCTATCGTAGAATGTTCTATGTATCTTGTATATTAATGTTTAATAATCTTGAATAGTTCTAGGAAACTCAATATATAACTTGTACATTAGTAGATCACGAAACAGCTAGAAGATTCAAGAAGACTTATAATAATAGACCTTGGATTGATATTCCAGTAGCTACTATAGAAGATAATAAGCTCAAGATATATTATGATGATGTTACTATGAAAGATCCTTCAGGTATCATACTTACTTATGTTAAGCGACCAGAAGTAATAGACTACACTAAACCAGATATGGATATTACCGAAGTACCAGAGTATGTTATGTATGAAGTGATTAATAGAGCCGCTGTAATAGCACTTGAGAACATAGAGTCATAGAGAACTGGAACTAAAGTACAAATTAATAACTTACAAGAATAATGGACTACGCTAAGTTTTTAATAGATGATACGTATAATGTAGATTATGTGATATACAGATTTAAAAACAAAGTTAGACGTACTTTCATAATACTCTCAGTAAAACAATGGGATAGCATTTACGATGTACAATTAATATTGTATGGTTCTAAAAAGAATGGGAACCTGAAAAGAAACATTATAAATAATAATAATAAAAACAAGTTGGGGTTTATGAAAAATGGATCGATATGGTCATTGACTTCACCAACGGAAAGGAGGACTTATTAGTGCACGTGAAATGTAGGTCGAATTCGAGAGACGTATAACCCTTATGAATCCCGATTTCGAATTAAAAGAAAAGGTTACTTCTGATACTATCTTCTCATTCTTGAATGCGTATACTGAAAGATTTGTACGTATGAATTACTTACAAGAAGATACTGTTCTAGATGGTACTAGAGCTCAAAAGAAGAATCAAGATGCTATTAAAGGACTTATAGTCAGAGGTATCTATCCTGTAATAGAAGATAAATATAATTCTGATAAGTTATCCGATAGAGCTGTTCTTCCTACAGACTATTTCTTGTATATAAGAAGTAACAGTATACTGTCTAAGAACTATAAGTTAGAGAATGAGATTGAAGATGAAACTCAATATGTAATTACTCCTAATAAGACTATTAGAGAAGATGATGCAGAAAAGATATTATCTACATACTACAATAAAGCTATTATGCTTAATCCATATGTGGTATTGAATGCAGGTAATAATACAGATGCTGAAAAGAATCTCTACATTAATCTTATTCATGATGAGTATACTATAATTAAGAAAGTAGATTTAGTATACTATCGTAAACCTAAGAAGTTTGATGTAATTGGAGTAGATGGTGTAAAGGTACTAGATCATTGTGAGCTTCCTGAGAATGTTCATATGGAGATTGTAGAAGGTGCTGTTGAGATGTTCATCACAGAAGCTAAATATCGTCTAGCTACTAGACAACAGAATGACTAATTATGAGAGGAATTGATTTTCAAGAGGCGTTAGAAATAGAGATAGCTAAATTAGATGATAATCTAACTAAGCCTACCACACTTATATCAGAGTACTTTCTTAATACAGCTCTTGATAAATTCTGGAAAACAAGGTATTCTGAAAACAATTTTAAAAGAGAATCTTTTGAATAGACTCAAAAACGTATAGATGATTTGCGTACTTTAGTAACTCAGTATTTATATACTGATGAAGTAGTTAAAGTAAGTAATGAACTATATACTGTACAACTCCCAAGTGATTACTTAATCTTACTAGGAGATACAGCTGGGATAGCCCCTGCAGATGGTATGACGTTACCATGTTGGGAAAAAGATAGTAATGGTAAATACGTGATTAAGAACACAGATACTATAGAGGCTACTATAGACACTATAGATAGAATCAAAGAGAATTCTTTATCAGAGTACCATTTACACTATGCTAAAGCTAGACCAATCAGATTAATACAAGGAGATAGTATTAAACTGAGCACAGATGGAAAGTACAAAGTAGCACAGTATTTACTGACTTACTTACGTAAACCTGTTAAGATAGATTTACATACTAACCCATTTGCACAATACACTGATATGCCAGACCATACTCATATAGAGATAGTTAAATTAGCTGCTCAAATGTATATAGAGAATCAGGCAGATCCAAGATATAACACCTATACTAACGAGACAGTTAGTATGGAATAATAAACCCAAAGCGCTTACCAACGTGGAAATCTGTAAAAGAAAGTAGAAAGTAAGCAAGATAGACTAAGCGCTTAATATGTCTAATTTAAAATTTATATTATAAACATGATAACTTCGGTTCATACTGTCCTTATTGGTAAGGACTGCCCTGCATCTTATACTACGGCTGATGTATTGACTACTGGTGATGTAGCATTGTTCGATGAGAATAAAAATATTATTGCAACAGCTGCTGCTGCTGTAAATGCAAGTTCTCTGTATGTTGGTGTTGCAGGTCCTAAAATGAGTGTTACTATGCCTGATGGTACAGTATCTCAGAAAGCTAACATTGAATTCTCTACAGAGATTCAGAAAGGTTCTAAACCCTCTGCAGTTATTGGTGAATATGTAGCTCCTGTTCAGGAAAAAGTAGTTCTTACTTTGACTAGCGCTACTATCGTTGCTGGTAATCGCTACGTAATTAGAATCTATTACAAAGATTTGTACGAAGATAAGTCTCAGTTCACTCATACTTATGAAGTATATGCCGCTAGCGCTACTGCTGCTGATTTGGCTGCTGCTTTTGCTGCTAAAATCAATGCACATAAGAATCGTAGAGTACAGGCTACTGTAGCTTCTGCTGTTCTGACGCTGACTGCACTTCCTAAAGATGACAATGAAGGTGTATATTCTTTGAATGAATACTCAATCGTTTCTATGGATGTATCACTGTATACGACTGTTCCGGGTGCTTTGCTGTCTAATCAGCCCGCTGCTGTTCCGGGTGCAACTATTGCTAAGACTGTAGGTAATCCTGGTAAAGGTTATTGGAAACAAGTACGTGATGCTGAAGTACGCAATATGGGTTATAAAGGTCATGTATTTACTGGTGCTTATCCTACGGTTGAACAAGCTCGTAAGGTTACAGAAGATGCTACCTATGATTATGCCATCATTGAAAATGACAATTTGTATCTGAGCAATGATAATCAGTATATCAAAACCACTCCGCTTACTGTTGAACTGTATGTTGAAGCTGGTTCTTTGAAAGACTCTATCGTTGATAAAGGTATTCAGTCATTCATCACTGGTGAAGCTGTAGCTTAATAATAAAATTTCAGTATGCTGATAAAGAGGGCTATTGGGCTAACTAGCCTGGTAGCCCTTTTTTAATTTAATAAGGTATGACGGTAACGAAGAAAATTTTAACAGAAAAAGGACTGCAACTCACATTGAGTGATTCTACGATTGTGATCGACCATATCTACATTGACAGAGCTAGGAATTATAAGAATGCTTATGAAACAGATAATAGTAAGCATACTTTTATACCTGGTTTTACACAGAACAAGGACATTATACTTATCAATGTACCTTCAGATGCTCCTACATTCTTTACTGTTACTTTGTTCTATCAAGAAGATGAAGAACAAGTAGCTACAGTAATAATGTTCGTGAATGAGTTTAGTTTGTTTAAAGCTAAGTCTAAGTATCTGCAAGTGTTTGAAAGTGATTGTGCCTTATGTGATAATGTAGATAGTTGCAAGCCTTGTGATAGCAAACGGAAACGTTATGCTATGATGACATATATGATGCGCTTAAATCTATTTCATCAATGCTATAAAAACAATAATCTCAAAGGTAGTGTTAAGTATTATATAGACGCCTGTAGGATGTACGATATGGATAAGATTGCATGGTAGAACATGAATCTTGATCCAGATTATTATAAGACCTCAGGTAATCTCTTTACTTTGTTTAACACTATGAATGAGTGGATAAAGAATAATGGTACTCCTTGTGAGAAACGTATTATTTAGGGATTACTTATTGCTGACTTATATAGTCTTATATTTGGTATGGGCAGTCAAGATGGTAGACCTGAATGGATCCTTGAAGATCATATCTGGAATATGAATGATGAGTTCTGGTTTGGTGATGGTATTTGGAAATTCTAAAAATATTGACTTATGATGATAACAAAAATTAGAGAAGGCATGTCTGGAAAGACTGTCGCAGAGATTATTAATGGTAACTTTGAATACTTAGAAAACAAACAGGACATTAAGTTTGATGAATAGAATACTTATCTTGATGGTAAACTGAACGAATACGAAGAGCAATTAAAGGAATTTGCTGAGAATAAATTCGTAGAAGTCGATGAAGATGACTTAACTATCGATGCAGGTAAGGCTAAGTTTACAGACAGAGAGTACGTAGCTGATAGTAATACAGGTATGGGTTACAAGATTCTTAGACGTAGAATCTATAATAACACTAATCTGTTAGTACAAGCTGATTTTGATTCAGAGAATACTATATATGAATTGAGATATGCTTTTGATTTAGCTGGTTTAAATATTACTTTGCCTAGTAATTGTATCCTTAAATTTGATGGAGGAACAATAAGCAACGGAGTATTAAATTTAAACGGAGCTTTAGTAGAACCTATTAATCAAGATATGAGCGAATACTTTGCAGAGGATCTTACAGTTACAGGTTTTAAAGCAGGACAAACTTTCTATGACAAGGAAATTGAAGCATTAAAGACTTGGGATGGTGAAGATTGGACAAACGTTGACGGAACATTAATTAGTAAAGTAATAATAGTATAATCATGGAAATAACAGTAAACATAGTTGATACTTTATTTGACTCTATCCCTAAAGGTACGGTAGTGGCAAACTATGTAGTAGAAATAGCTGATAATATAGAATCATTAGATTATCTAATGAAGATATATAAAGCGTTTCATCTAACAATAGAATCTTGTACTTTCTATGGAAAAGATAAAGTTAATAAAGGATTATATTCTTATGGAGACGTTCAATCTTATTATCATTATATAAATAACAATAGATTTGTAAATTTAGTAAATGGTGTTTATTTAAGTTATAATTCAAATGCTGCTACTGTAAGCAATAATGAATTTTATTTGTGTACAAACTGTGTACTAATAGATAGTTCTAATGGTTGTAGAATTGAAAATAATACATTCCAAAATTATGTTACTACTGCGAATAGACCCACTGGAGTAAATGCAGGCTTCCAATATTTTGATACCTCTTTAAGTAAATATATATGCTGGAACGGAACAACTTGGACTAACTTAGATGGTACAGCTTTAAATTGATAAGATATGAATATACAAAATAAATTTAAGAAAGCTAATGTAATATATAAGATTACTAAAGATTATGATCTAGAAGGAGGTACGTTGATTATTCCTGTAGGTTGTACATTAGATTTTTAGGGAGGATCATTTAAGAATGGTACTATTGAAGGTAATGGTACTGCGATTTAGTCAGAATTACGAAAGATATTTGACGATAATGTTGTTCTAGAAGGAGTATGGGATATTAAAGAAGCTTACCCAGAATGGTTCGGGGGAAAAGGAGATGGGATAACAGATAATACTTAGGCTATAAAGAACTGCATTAAGTATTTCACTAATACTTATGTTAGCGCAGGTACTTATATTACTAACTAGATTGATGATATACCATCTTTTAGAACTATTAGAGGATGTGGAAAGAAATCCATTATTCAAGCTAATCCTTCAATGAAACTTACTAACGGTTATCTTTTAAGAACTAAAAATGGTGGTAGTGGTATTACATTTTCAGATTTTGTATTACTTGGTGGTAGTAATTCTACAGAGTCAAATTATAAGATAGGAGGTATCGCATTAAGAAGTACATCTAATGATGTTAATGATCAATGGGATACAAGAAACATCATATAGAATGTAGAGATAAAATACTGCTATGCAGCCTCTATTTATGTAGGCACCTATCAAAGAGAAAATAAAATATCAAATTGTTTTATTACTCATACTACTAATATTGGTATAAATTGTATGGGTACAGACAATATGATTATTGGTTGTACCGTTGCGAGTAGTCATCATGAAGGAATAGTTATAAATGGTAATAATAGAGTAGATAGTTGCAAATGCTTCGGATGTGGTGCTAGCTCTACTGTAACAGGAAAATATGCTCTTAGTTTAATAGGAAGTAAATGTAATGTATCTAATGTTGAATTACAATAGAACAACTATGGCGGTTGTATAATTTAGGGTAATAGCAATTATGTTCAGATTACATGTGATAATAATGGATCTGGTACTACAAATACTGTGTTGGGATGTCACGTAGTTGGAAGTTATAATACAGTAAGTGTTACTTCTTATAATTTTAGTTTTCATGATAATTAGTATGAAAGATACTTCGTATCTACTAATTGGAATACTGTAGGGAATAACATCACAGTAAATGGTACTCCGTTGTAGAAAAACAAGATGTCGGCTTTATCTCCCTGGAGTGTAGATAATATCTGTAATAACATAATGTGGAATGGATATAACATTACACAGAGTAGAGAGGTTCCATTTGATAAACTAGTACTTCCTTATTTATTTCGTTCTAATGGAACAGGATCATTTTATGTTAATGATTCAGGTCTATCGTTTAAATTAACCTCTGTTACAGCAGTCAACGTTGATGCGTTAGTACAAACTATATCTATACATAACTCTAATGCCATTGATCCAGATGGATGTTTTTCCGTTAAAGCTAGATTCCATAAAGATGGAGATATAGACACTTCAGTATATCCAATAATACGAGTTATAACAAGATATAAAGATAGTTCTGGTACTACTCTTACTAGAGTAGATTAGAATACTACTGTAAATTTATTAGATAACAAAGATAGTTTAGACGTATATGCTTTAACTCAATACCATTACTTATCTAATAAACCAGCTTCAATTCTTTCCGTATCTGTAGAGTTTGCTATAAGATCTACTAAACTATTATCAGATGTATCTATAAATGCATATTTTGACGATATTAAAATTGGAGCTACTACTTCTGGTAATAAGGTAAAATTTGTTAATACTAATATAGATGGTACACTAGCATCAAAAGTAATAATAGCTAATGAGCTTTCAGATTTTACACAAGAAAATACTATTTATAAGATAACTACTGATCTAAATCTTAATACTGCTATGCTGGAATTACCTGCAAATTGCACTTTAGACTTTCAAGGTGGATCTATTAGTAATGGAGTAATTACTGGTAGTTCTATAAAGAATACCTATCTAAGACCTGAGTGGTTTGGAGCTAAGGGTGATGGAATTACAGACGATAGTGTTGCATTTTAGATGACTGTAAATTTATGTAAGTCTACTAACTGTAAAGTAATAGAATTAAGTGAATCTACGTATTTAATAGACAATGTAATAATCCCTTCTAATATAACATTGATAGGTGCAGATAAGTATAAGTCTATATTGAAGAGCTATGCCAACACTTTAAATACACCTATATTAGCAAGTGACGATACACAGGGGAATAATATTGTACTTAGAAACTTAACGATAGAGAGTTCTGGAATAAGAACAGAATATACTGTTAAGATTTTAAATAAAGTAGGAGTCATAATAGATAATTGTTATTTTGTAAGACATACAATAGAGGGAGACCCTAATGATTATCATGGGATCTTTATAGGTAGGAAAGAAGGAACAGAAACTACTTATATTACTAAGTTTACAAACAACAGAGTAAACCAATGTTGTGTTACTATAGAGGGCACAGATGGATACATAGATCACAATGAAATATGGGGAATTGGTTGTCAGTCTGCCTTACATTTAGTAAAGAGTGGAAATCATATGATATCTAATAACTAGATAGTTGGTGGTTCTGTCTATGGTGCTATTTACTGCACAGAATAGGCTACTGCATTAAAGCTATTTGGTAACTACTTTGACGGTAGTTCTACTATTGTAGCGAATGTACCTTATGGTCTAAATGTAGATTGCAATCTTACCTATTGTACTATTTCTAATAATAACTTTTGGCATATCTATGGCACAGCCATTAGAGTTAAAACTTGTATAGGTTCTGTATTCAACGGTAATATATTTGAGAATAATGATACAGCAGATACAGGAGCTCCAGATATTCTATTAGAGAATACTCAATCTAGTTCAGTGTCTAATAATAGTTTCATTAGAGCAAATGTTACGAGAACAAACAAAGCTCCAGTATTGAATATTACTGGATATACTAGTACTAGTTATGAACCTATTATTATATCTGGAAATATAATGAGAGGTTATCTTAATTATTCTTCAGCAGTTTATACTCCAATAGATAGTGTAATCAAGTCTATTAATAATAATAGTTAGTATTTTGAGTACATAAAGAATAATAGTCCATATAGAATATTCACTTCTGATGGAGAAATAAATTATATTTCTTCTACAGATATTTCAGCGGATCCATTAGCTAGTAGAGTATATACTTATCTTGAAGGAGGTAGAAAACCTAGATTAGACAATTTAACTTATATAGATGCGGGAAACATGCCTACTAGCAGTAAGTTTGATTTTTCTGCAACTTATAATAAAGACTTTAAATTATATATAGGTTCTACAACTTAGGTAGATAATGCTCCTACATGGCTTACTGGTGGTGTATGGCTAGAGAATTATTATACTGCAAATGGCTACTGTGTTTAGAGAATATTTAGTGCAAGTATGATCTATACAAGAACTTGTAATAATAATATTTGGAGTAGTTGGTATAAAATAGAAGGAACAGCTTTAACTTAAAAATAACATGAGCGAAACACAAAACTTAAAGATATAAGCTATGAACATAGCAGCAGGATTAATTAGACAATATAAGTTAAAGGATAGTTTAGTTACCCTGTCTAAACAAATTTATAAATTTTTATTGGAGGATAAAGAAAATGTATGCACTGAATGAAATTATACAGCCTATTCTTGAAGGCATGACTGGTCAAGAAGCAGCTGACGTTATCCAATCTAATTTAGAATTACTTGATGGTACCAAGGCTCCTATATCTACAGTAGAAGATATAAAAGGTTTATAGGCTGAACAAGTTGAGTTGTCTAATAAGATTGAAGAAGTAAAAGAAACTATTCCTACAGTTGAAGTAGGTACAGTAACTCCAGTCAAAGGTATTCATCCCAATATTAACAATGTAGGTACAGATAGATAGATAGTATTAGATTTCGTCTTACCTGACACTAATACAGTTAATGCTGGAGTTACTACTACTTTACCTTATACCCAACAAGCTAAGGTAACTAATGTAGGTACTTCTTATGATGCTGTATTTAACTTTGAGATCCCTCGGGGATTAACTGGTTCTAAAGGTGAGAAAGGTGATGGCTATCAATTAACTGGTTGGGTAGATGAAGTAGATTCATTACCTGATACGGCAAGCATAGGTACAGCTTATGCAGTTGGTACAGCTACTCCGTATAGTTTATATGTATGGAAAGATAGCACTTCTAAATGGGTTAACGTGGGATCTTTGACGGAGGTGAAGTCGGGGATCTTTGACGGAGGTCGTGCTGACAGTAAATATGGTGGAACAAGAACTATAGATTGTGGTGGAGCAGATGCTTACTTAACAGTTTAAATATAAATTTATATGGATAGAATACAATTAAGAAGAGATACATCAGAAAGATGGAAAACTATTAACCCTATACCTCTTGAAGGAGAATTGTGCTTTGAGACTGATACAAGACTCAGAAAGATAGGTGATGGGGTTAATAAATACAATGCCTTGGATTATCTTGCTGCTGAAAACATAATTCAAGAATTAGGTGACAGTGAAACTGTTACTGTAAGTCAAAAGGTTATAACAGAAGCTATAGATGAACAGAAGTATAAGTTATATCCATCTATGGGTATATTTGGTATGCCTGCTGTTGATTATAATCATCTTGCTAATTATGATTTAGAAGGAAATTTCACAATATATAAACAAAATGATGCTTATGACTGTGCTTGGGTTTATATCTTTGAAGGCAGTACTACAATTAAAGTAGAGGGGGCTACTCCAAGTATCATAGGATATTTTAGTGGTAAAACTCCAGAAGTAGGTACTTTACTTGGTACTGGAACTACTATTCCAAAGGGTGCTAAATTGTGTCTGGTAAACTTTATTAAGGCAAATAACCCAAATGGGTATGCTAATTTAGTTATTAGACAGGAAGGAATGGCTTCCAGTGCAAATGTAGTTGATGGTATTGCAGAAAGATTAACCCTCTTAGAACCTACAAAAGTTGTTGCTACAGAACTTACATCAAGTTTTGAAGCTACTCCTATAAGTGTTAATCTATTAGACACTGTAGATACATTAGTAGGCTGGGGATTCTCTGATGGAGTATGGGGAAGACTTAATGGTATCACCAGCTCTGGTAAGATTTATTTAAAAGATTCACAGACTTATACTGCTCAGAATGTTAGAGCCTATGGAACTAACCTGAATATGTATATAGCTGCCTTTGATATTTATGATAATTACTTAGATAGAACAGTAATACATTTCCCATCAGAAAGTAATTTGAAAGCTACTTTCTTTTATACAAGAAAGCAAGGTGAGGCTTATCAAAGAGTTGTTATAAAAACAAGTACAAGTACTATTGACCCATCCAATATGCAAATTGAGGAAGGGTTTATAGCAACTACTGTTACTCCTTTTGCAGGATACTTATTCAATCAATCAACTAATGATTTTATAAGCCAGATTAAAGGTCAGTATAAGCAATTGCCTAAGGGTAAGAACTATATAAATATGTCAGACCTATTATGTGGTTATACTACAGAAAATGGACAATGGATTGCAAATTCAAGAGGTAGAGCAACTAATAAGCTGTTCTTGACACAAGGTCAGACCTATACTGCTTCTAATATAGCTATCTACAGTAATGATCTTGCTAATATGTATATCATTCTCTTTGATGAAAATGATAATTTCATTAGAAGAATATACTATCCATTGACAGTAGATTCTACAGGTACTAAAGGTAGTTGTACATTTACCTATGATATAGAAAATGCTTTCTATGTAAGAATATTACTTCAAAGTGGTGTATCAGCCTCAGTTATTGTTCCTACTGGACAATTAGAAGTTGGTTCTGTAGCTACAGCTTATGAAGCCTATGAAGGAACTATATATGAACCAGTTAGTCAAGTTCTCAAGAATAGAAATATTCTCCTTACAGGAGCCTCTTTTGCTTATTCAGGAAATCAATGGTTCAGTTATGTGTGCAAGGACTTGAATATTACTGGTTATAATAAGGCTGTAAGTGGTGAAACAATGCTACATACTTCACAAAAGATTCATGATGGTACATTATATACTCAGGAAGAATTTGAAGACTTTGATGTATTATTGATATTCCATTCACATAATCAGGCAGTAAATAATACAGCTAACATAAAGACAGACTATAATGACTATACATTCCCTATTACAGACAGGTCTGCACAATGGGATTATGTATTGAAGAAATATGCTGCTGATTGTTATGCTGCAAGACTCAATCCTAATAGTAGATGGTATGGAACTGCATGTGGCAAGCCTTTCATGGTTGTAGTTTGTACACACTGGCATGATGCAAGAACTGTGTTCAATAACTCTATTAGAGAGCTTCAAAAGAAGTGGGGGTTCATCTTATGTGAGTTTGACACAAGAATAGGCTTTAGTAAGAACCAAGTTCATCCTGTTACAGGAGAACAAGTTTCAATTCTCCATGCAGTTAATGATATAAATGACACAGAAGTTATTGATGGAGTCACTTATGGATGGCATCCTACCAAAGGTGCAAATGCTTGGATTCAAAGAGAAATGGCTTCTATTGTTGAAAGTACAATAAGAAATTTATAATGATATGGCAGATAGAGTAATACAAAGACATGATACTGCTGCAAGATGGCAGTCAATTAACCCAGTTCTCGCAGAAGGAGAGCTGGGTATAGTAATAGATGGGGCTAAAGGATATAAGATTGGGGATGGTGTTACAGCTTGGAACAATCTTGAATACCCTGCTAACCCTACATCTGTAGTACAGGAGTTAAGTAATGATGAAAATGCTGAGAAGACAGTATCTACTTAAATGTTATTGGAACTGCTTATAATCCAGCATCAGTAGATACTGCTACTCTTGTAGATATAACTATATCTGATGAATTATTGGCTAACTATCCAAATGCTTCTTATGTAAGAATAGGGATTGATAATACTTATAATTGGAGTTTTATTTCTCCTGTGGAGGAGATAGTGTGACAAAGGGATTTGTTGTTGAAGGTACTGCTGAAAAACAATATATCTATCAGGAAATGCCAGAATATTCTTATCCAACTCAGTTAGGTAAGATACACACTAATCTTAATATTACTACAGCAGCACAATCAGGTATAAACTGTATTAATTGGTTAGCTAATTTTTATCCAACTATTACTTTCTCTGAGTATGATTTGTTTATACTTGAATTAGGTCTTAATGGAGGTCTTGATATTAATGATATTAATACTCCGGGAACAAATACCTATGCTTATGCACAAATAGTATCAGGAGCAAGAACCCAAAATCCTAATATGATTATAGCATTAGTTAGAAGTCAACACTTTGGTACTATATGGGGTCCAGTAATAGAAGCTCTTGTTTCTCAGTATGATTGTATATATGTTGATTTACATGATACTACTTATCTAAACTTAGATGACCCTTTGACTGATACAATCTTTAGAAATAACTTTAGTCTTGATACTATAGTGGGAGATAAGTGGTTTAAAACTAATCTTCATTTAAAGTTCCCAAGCACTATAGCACTTAGTCCTGAGATAGAATTAGAGAGATATACATTCATAAATGGTAAAAGGGAGACTGTGAATCCACCAAAGAAGTTCTTCTTATTTAGGTGGTTCCAGAAGAAGCATACAGTAGTAGAAGTTAATGTAAGGGAAATGAACCCTTATGTTAAAAACAAGACTCAGAGATTTATACAAATAATTGAATAGTTATGATTGAAAGTGGAATACTTATTACAGCATTAGTAGGTATTGTAACTTCCTTTGCTTCGGGATTTACTGCATGGTTCTTTGCAAGAAAGAAGTATAATAGTGAGGTTGACAATAATCTGATAAACAATATGAAGGAATCATTAGACTTCTACAAAAAGCTGTCTGATGATAACAGAGAGAGACTTGATGAAGTTCTGAAAAGGAATGAAAACCTTGAAGAAGAAGTTAAGGAATTAAGGCAACAGGTGATGGCCTTAATGACAAGTATCTGTACTGATTTATCTTGTCAAACAAGGAAGGGGAATTATGAGGAATTAATAAAGAAAAAAGGGTATATAATATGAAAAGAGCACTTAATTTAGGAAGTCTTTCAAGAATAGTTGAAGGAGACCCAAATGAAATAACTAATAATGAAATATTGGTTATAAGGGATAATCTTTCAGGTAAGATTGAAGATATTCAGGTAAGAGGAACTGGAGGTATATTAGAGTCAGTTCTTGTAGAAAGAGTTGCATTTACAATCAAACCTACTCCAACAGATGCTACTGTAACTATCAATAATGCAAACAGGTCAACTGTTGTAGTTGCAAAGGGTTCTACAGTTTCATGGTCTGTAAGTAAGACAGGCTATACTCCACAGAGTGGTAGTCAAGTAGTATCAGCAGATACAGTAAAAGATGTAACTTTAATATCAACATGAAGCTAATATGAAACTATTACTCAAAAGAACATTCAAAGGTCCTCAATATACCATAGGTAAACTCTATGTAAATGGAGTTTATGAATGTGATACTTTAGAGGATACTGATAGAGGTCTCTATCAAACACAATCTCTTCTGGAGATACAGAATAAGAAGGTCTATGGACAGACAGCAATTCCTTATGGAACTTACAAGATTGATATGAATACTGTCAGTCCTAAATTCAAGGATAGGTCATGGGCTAAATTCTGTGGAGGAAAGTTACCCAGACTTATAGATGTTAAAGGATATGAGGGGGTACTAATCCATGTGGGTAATAAAGCTGAGGATACCTTAGGTTGTATCCTTGTGGGAGAGAACAAAATAAAAGGGCAAGTAATTAGTAGTACTGATACATTTAAGAAACTATACGATAGACTTAAAACTGCTCATGATAATCATGAACCTATAACTATTACAATAGAATGAAGACAATACTATACAAACCTGTATACATAAATCCTTAGGCTTACTTTGTATTTCCATAGTTATCTGCTATAGAACCTAAAACAGATAACTATATAGAACAAGCAATATTTACTGGGTTCTTACTAATAGATCCTGTAGATGAATCTGGAATTAAGATGTTTGCTAATACTAAACAAATAGATCTATCTGAATTTGCAGGGAAGCATATTAGAATAAGCCAGTATACAGATAATGGAGCTGTAGCATTAGGAGAATGGAATTTACCTAGTATTTCTAACAGCGTAGAAAATATAATAGAAACAACATTATTAAAAGAAAATAACAATAATTAGACAAGAAAACCCAAATTTTAAAGCATCTAGATTTGCTCCTAATCCGTTAGAAGTTGCATATTGGATTGACTTAACTGCTGATCCTAATGGAGGTATAATCAAGACTTATAATGGCTCAGATTGGTATCCTGTTAATGAGAGTGATGTAGATATTCCTGTAGTTACAGCGGATTCCGATGGACTTATGAGCTCTGCTATGCTTACCAAATTAAATGGTATTGAAACTTAGGCTAATAAATATGTACTACCAGCAGCTGCTATTGATTCTATTGGTGGTGTAAAAAAGTCATCTGCAATAGATAATTTAACTGCAGAATCAACTCTTGAATCTGTGATTAATAAAGTAAACTTAATACTTTCAAATCTAAGATCTATAGGATTAATTGCTTCATAACAAAAAGAGCTATTAGTTATAATAGCATATTGTTTACACTAAGAAACATAATATAGAGGTATACGATTATATAGGTATAATCTCGAACAATTTTACAGAGCCTTAGCAGATTTTACTCCCCTTTAATCGCTAGGGCTTTTTGATTTTCACTAATCTTATCCTACTATTTATGAATCCATTTTATTTAGGAGAGCCCATTATGTCAATATTCAAGAACATGTTCAGTAGCGTAGAGAAGTTTACGACCAGCGTGTTGGCTGGTTTAGCCTCAATCTATGCCCCTGTGTATGTGCCAATAACAGCAATTGCTGCATTGATGATTGTTGACGCTATCTATGGATATAAAGTGTCCAAGAAATATGGGTAGACAAAAGTTGAATCTCATAAAGCTTGGAAAACAATATATAAGATTAGAGACGCAGTCATTGCAATTTGTGGTGCATTCACAATTGATCAATTAATTATAACTTCTATAGATCTACATGCTATCGAATTCATTGCGGGAGCTATTGCTCTGGTTGAATTCTGGTCATTGTTAGAATCTTTATGTGAGCTACATCCAAAATGGAAAGTATGGAGTGTACTTAAGAAAGTTATAAAAGCTAAAGGAGAGAAATACTTAGATGTCAAACTTGATGAAGAATTACCAGATGATCACAGTACTATTAAAGGTAGTTAATTGGTTTGCAAAATATTATAAGATAGTCGCAGTAGGTTTAGTTAGTTTACTTATTGCGACTATTTTTATTTAGAACCATAAGCTACAGAAGTTGAATAAAGAGATAGACAGAGTAACTAACAATCTCAGAAGTTACGAAGAGAGTGCTTCTGATTTAACTAAAAGAAATAGAGTCTTACAGCTTACTATAGATGAACTCAATACTAGTCAAGATAGTTTAATACAGTAGATTAATGAGACTAAGAAGAAATTAAAAATCAAAGACAAGAACCTAACTAATGTCAGTGTAATCAATACAGAGATTAAAGATTCAGTTAAGACTGTAATCAAACATAAATTAGTGGACTTCAAAGAAGAACTCAAACTAAATGAATTAACAACTATCATAGTTAGTAGGAAGGATTCAATCCTTAAAGCCAAGTTAGATATCACAAACTAGCAGATTATATTCGTTGAAAACAGAAAAGAGTATAGACGTAAGTATAAGTCGTGGCTTAGTAGGTTCTTGCACTTTGATTTCAAAAAAATAACTACCAGACAATATCATATAGAAAATTCAAATCCTTTAATAAAGGTAACAGATACTAGAGTAATCGAAGTATCTAAATAATCAATATATTCAAATTATATTAATCAATAATAATATGCATAGAATATTTCGTGTAAAAGCTTATGAACAAGAGCATGGACCTCATTTCGACGAAGTGATGGCACACAAAGCTGTGAGTAAGATGGAGAACGAGGATGGTTCACGTGGACCGTATTGGTCTATTGAAGAAACTACTGCATTAGCTAGTCAGCACGGAATCAGTCTTAGTAACAGATTCAATCGTTATGATTGGTATGTAGCACTGAACATGATCTATTCTGATTTTTATAAAGTAATAGTAAGTATCTCAAATTCAAATAATGTCAGACATTTTATAGAGTTCGCAAAAGCGTGGCTTGCAGATAAAGACATAGATGAAGGCAAGATGTGGTACTACTATGTGTACGTAATGTGCGATAAGATCAGAAAAGCTGAAATGGAATGCTACGAAGAAGAAGTAGGTCGTAAACGTTTCGATGATGATGAAGACGATGACGACGAATTCAGCAAATATCATATTGGTGCGTATCGTAGAGGTGGCGGAAGAGGCCGTGGAATGAGAAGTTCTATGGGCAGACGTCATGAATACGAAATGGACGAATATGAAAGAGAACGTGAACGGGAACGTGAGCGTGAAGAGTATGAACCATACTCTGAATATGGACGTAAGAGATCAACTCGTTACATCAGATATTAATCAAACAACTTTTTTAAATTAAATCAATTATGTTAGAAGATAGAATTATAGTGCAGGACCGTGGTGGCATTGATGCTGGTCTTGCTGCTTTAATGCAAAATGCTAATAAAGGTAATATGGATCCCGCAGCTCTCATGGCTATGATGAACAACAATGGCATGGGCGGAAACGGTGGATGGTGGATTTGGATCATCCTTCTGTTCTTCGTATGGGGTGGCTTTGGTTAATGGCTCAGGAGCTCAAATGATTTCAGAAGAAATATCTCAAGGTAATAGATACTTTATCTACTACAACAAATGTGATGGGATATTCCAGACTGTAAATCATATTGTACCTCCGACGGCTACGCCATCAGAGTCTTAAAACTAAGGGCTCTTCGGAGCCCTTTTTTATTAATCTTATACTTATACTTATTATGTTATTTAATCAATTAACCACTGGAGACAACGTGTATATCGTGGAAGTTGTTGGGACTTTTAAGAAGACTACTGAATATAATATTGGTTCTGTAGTTTCTGTATCTAAAGTTTATGATGAACCTCTACCATAGGGTTAGTTCCCAATGCCTAATCAACCAAGAAAAAGAGTAGTTGACATTACTATTCAATGCAATGGAGAACAGAAGAAGTTCACAATTCCAGAAGATAGATCCATTATTACTGATAATAATATTGGATTAACAATATCCACAGATAAACAAGATATCATAAACATTCTGAGGAATCAATATGATACTTATAAAGCTAGAAAAGAATCTATAGCTAAGTGTGATGAGGAGATGAGTAAGTGTCAAATACTGTTAGACAAACTCACTGCTTACTAGGAATAGCCTAAGGAGGATCCTAAGATAAAAGAATTATAGAATGAAGTTAATGAACTAAAGAATATAATTAAACAAGCTAGTTAGATGGTACCATAGCCTATGAAGAGTATGCTACCAGAGAACATGTAGAATGTAATGAATGAGGTTGATCAATAAGATCAACCTTTTTTTGTTTTAAGCTTGCGTAAGAAGCGCTATTACCTATAATTGGGTATTGTATACCCTTAAACAGAAAGGGCCTCACGAGGGCTCTAAATGCGTTTTATAAGGATAACGTTATAATTTATTAAGAAATATGTCATTAAATGAGCTCATTGATAACATTCTACTGATTGCCCGTAATAGTAATATTACAGAGTCAGAGCACTTAAGTAGAATACAAATAGAGAAATGGATCATAGCTTATAGAGCTATGTTGATTAAGTAGGACGTAGATAAAGGCAGGGATATAAATCCGTTATACCTTACTACTATTGAGCCTATTCATATTGATGTGATAGAGAAGGTACCTGGTAAGAATATATATGTAGGAGATAGAGATCTCCCTAAGTTGATTGACTTCAACTATAGACCAGGAGTAATTAATGTAAGAGACATGTATGGAAACATTATACAAGTTGGAAGTTATACCAAACAAAAATATTAGAAGTACAGGAAAGCAACATGTAAAGATTATATAGCTTGGGTCAAAGGCAACAAGATATACTTGGAAGGGGATGAAAACGAACTTGAGTATATTAGCATAGATGTTATCGCAGAAGATCCTACGGAACTCGTGGATTGTTTTGATCCTAATGCCGATTTTCCTATTCCCGGGGCAATGATTCCTACTATCACATAGATGATATTAGAGAGAGAACTAAGAACATTAGTACAGATGCCTAGTGACACTACTAATGATTCTAAAGATAATACACAGAATATATATAGTAGATGAGTGAGAGATTAATATATAACAGAAAATGTTATACTATTGCAGATTATTACATAAGTTACAAAGAATATACTGAGCCTAATACTTAGTATGATGTAAATCTAAAGACCTTTAAAGGTATAGTAACAGATTACTTTAAGCATATTAGAGATTCAATTATGCTTGACTGTAAAGAGTTTAAGCTTCCATGTAGGTTAGGTACTCTATAGATTATCAAGCATCAGCCTAAAGAATATACAGGTAAGAGTCTTAGGTGGGATTGGAAAGCAACTAGAGAAACAGGCAAACCAGTATACTTACTTAATGAACACAGTGGTATGTATAAGTATAGATTTTACTGGTCTAAAAAGAATTGTTTGCTTACTAATAAAGGTAAGTATTAGTTTGTAGCTTCAAGATAGAATAAGAGAGATCTAGCATAGATAATATTTAATAAAGTAAAAGATTATCCAGAAATATGATGAATTCAAAATTAATATCATCAGGTACTATTATTGCTAAAGTCATAGCCGATCTAGATCTCAAAGAGGATCAAATAAGGATTACTGATATAAGGGAGTGGATACAGGAAGCCGTATTAAAGATTGGAGCTATACAATAGTATGAACACAAAGTAGAAGTAATACCAGTAATAGGTCACCAAGCTCAGTTACCTTGTGATTTGTATCAATTAGGTTAGGTAGCTTACTCTTCATAGAAGAGCAATGGTTGGTTACCTATGCGTAAATGTACTTCTAGCTTTGGTGTATTCCATGATTGTAGAGCTAAACAATGTTTAGATGATAGTTGTCTGAGTGATGAGAAATGTTGCTTTGATGATAAGATGCTTATACCAGATATGGGTATTATTCCATTGGTTAAGAATCTTTTCAACTATACAGACGATAGATAGGCATTAGACAAATTAAACGAAGATCCTAATATCAGATAGACCTTAGGAGTATTAGTAAACCAATTTACTGTACCTACTAACAATGGTAGATATATTGGTAATTACTCTTCTGGTCATTCAGACGCTACTATGTATAGTTGTGATTTATAGTATATGACTAAACCTGGTTACATTATGTTAAATGTACCAAAAGGTTTTGTTAAAGTATCATATTATGCCAACTATAGCGATATGGATGGTATGCCTATGATACCAGATCTAGAATCATACAAAGAGGCTATCTATTGGTATGTAGTAATGAAACTGATGTATCCTAAGAAACTAAAAGGAGAAATCAGTCAAGGAGATTATTATGATATACGTAACTCATATAACTTCTATCGTAAGCAAGCTTACGCTGAAGCTATGATGCCTAATACTTCAGATGAAATGGAAACCATTAAGAATACTTGGACTAAACTCTATCCAGAGTTTGACGATCATTCTACTTTCTTTTCTACTACTGGAGATGAACAGATAATATATAATTAGAACTTATGATGTCAAATATATTTTAGACGAATAGTTTTGCAGCCGGTATGAACATGGATACTGATATCATGCTTCTACCTAACACTCAGTATAGATATGCTGAGAATGTTCGCATCATTACTAATGATGATGGCAATACTGGTATGCTTTAGAACATATAGGATACACTGAAAGTAGAAGGAGATATATTTGAAAGAGAAGGAGAAAAAGTTCTTGCTGTAGTTACAGTAGATAAATACATTGTTGCTTTAACTTCATTTCTATTTGAAGGTAAGACTATTAATAGTATATATAGAATATCTAATTATAATAATCCTCCACTCACTAGTGTAACAGTTGTATCTGGAGAATTAGGTTATACAGAAAGTAGTAGTATAAAGTTAGTAGCGAACTATGAATCTGATACTAATATTAAACTGTATATTGCAGACGGAGAGCATTACATTAGAGTAATATCCTTAATGGATAATAGATATGTATACGAACCGGGAGTAGATAATCCTCTATTAGATATTAATGGTTTTATTACAAAGCCTGATTTCTTAGATATGATTACTAACTCCACTTTAACGCCTCCTACTTTAAATAAGTTAGGTACAGGTAATTTAAAGACTGGTATGGTTCAGTATGCTTATCAGTTATTCAATGCTAGAGGTAATGAAAGTTTAATATCTCCTATCTCAGGTCTTGTTCATCTTACTACTAGTGATGGATCAGAAAGTTTAAATGACTATAAAGGTAGTGAAAAGAATGTTAATTCTAACAAATCTGTTATTATAAATATACCTCTATCATATGAAGATAATCTTCATTACGGTTACTTATATGACTATATTAGAGTATATAGAATATTCTATAAAGATAGAACAGAGCTTCCTACTATTGAGATAACTGGCGAAGTAAAGATACCAACTAACGTAGATGAAATAACCTATGAAGATAATGGTAATTCTACTCTCAGTACTATTACTTTAGAAGAATTCAATAGTGTTACTAATGTAGCGTTTATACCAGCCACTATAGAGAAAAAAGATAATAGATTATTTGCCGCTAATACAGTAACAGATACTTGGAATCCTACTTATGATGCTAGAGCTTATAGAACTAATAAAGATGGCAAGCTAATACTTAGAGATAGTATATCTTCTAGAAATATATCTCAAATATTACCTACGGATGAAGCCGAGTTAAAAGCTTTTTATGAAAGTATACCAGAGGATCATGATTGTATAAATCCTTATAATACCGTCAAAGGTCAACCATCTGATGAAGAGAATTGTTAGTATAGTAATATATGGATTAATCCTGACTAGCACTGGAGAGGTAAATATCTAGGTGGTTCCGGATTAAACATTAGCTATAGATTCGTCTATACTATGCTTAATCTAGATAAAATGGGATCTATATATTCTAATGTGGTTAATGGAGATTAGACTAAAATAGATATTCCTTCTTTTACTAGTAGTGATCAGTATAGAATGTATTTTAATTGGTTAGACGATGATACTCCTATGGGAATTGAAGATATAAATAGTGTCTATCAATTAAACTTTGCAGATCCTAATATAGATTCAAGATATAAAGGATACTAGAGAGACGAGATATATAGATTTGGTATAGTACTCTATAATAGTAAAAATGTAGCTTCCCCAGTACATTGGATTGGTGATATACGTATGCCTCATGCTAAAGATTATCCTGCTTTCTTTGCTGGAGAATATCTATTTGGTAAAACCTTAGGCGTATACTTTGATGTATAGAACTTACCAGAAGATGTAGTATCTTATGAAATAGTAAGATGTGAAAGGACAGCCAGTGATAGAACAGTAGTGATGCAATCTGTATTATCTCAGATTACTTCATATCCTTATAAGTATCTAGATGCTGGTGATCAATTAGCTACTGATCAAGACTGTAGACCTTGTATACCACTAAGATACAGATTTGGCGCTAGTACATTTGGAGCATTAGAAGAACTTAGAAGTTCTGGAATGTCACGCTATAAAAATGGCCAACTTCTCTCTACTTTGGTAAGAAAAAACTATGGAGCACTTATAAGTCCAGAATTAGATATCAATGGTGATTCTATGTTGAGCTATATGAAGAGTTGTTATCTAGATCATTTGTATATCTTACATTCAGAGAAGAAAATAGATACAGCCGATTATTCTACAGCTAGTGCTACTTTTCATCCTAAATATGGAGTATTCTTATCTACAGCTGATACAGTATAGACATATACTAATACTAGATATCCTTAGCTCACATTGTCTGGTTCAGCTTGCAATGTAAACAGTGAAGTAGGAGATCCAACATTAGTGCTACAACATACTGAACTTGGTTATTTTATTCCTAATCTTATAGCTAAGAGATATATACCGTATCATAGTGGAGACTATGTGTATGACGATAAAGGTGAAATAGTAGGATACAAAAGACTCACAGTTGATATAGAAGACAATGCTATATTTCCTTAGATACTCGAATAGAATGCAATTACTAATAAAGGAGCATATTATCAATCTATAGGAGATATCTCTTACTTAAATCTAGCTCACGTTAGAAATGACGATGAACAGTATAGTGATACTATTAGTAAAGCTTGCTACTTTGGTAAGTGTGCTATTGTTCAAGGTAAGAATGACTTTACTGATACATTTAACAGCGTACTTACTCCTAATACAGAGTACATGTCTGCTGATAATATACTAAAAGGCAATTTGTATGGTACAGGAAGTTATGGAGGATTATGGGATATCCCTGTAGTAAATATCAAGAGAGATATAATACCTTACAATGGTAATACATATGTTGCTAGAACTAATTCTACTTATATCAGTACTGGATACTTTAAAATAGTAGGAGATACCAGTAACTCTTGGGTATTTGGTGGTGATACATATCTGGGAATATTAGATCATAGAACTGGTAGTATTTGGCCCAATCCAGAAATTGGTGGTGGAGATCCATAGAATACACAAATGAGTATGACAGACTTTATTCCGTTTGAAACTAGTATTAATCTAAATTTACAGTATGGTGATACTACTAGTAGAAGCTGTGAAGAAGATCGTACTTATACGGATGTTTACTTGTCTACTACTATTACTGGTGGTACTCTTGGTAACTATCATATACAGAGTAAACCTTATTACGCATATAATGATGCCTACTCTGCATAGAGTAATGCTAAGTACTTTGTACCATCTGGAATGTATTCTAAAGATTCTACTATAAATAATAATAGAATACTTTATTCAGAGTTAAAGACTAATGATGAAATATCAGATAGTTTCTCATAGTTTAAAGTAGCTAATTACTTAGACGTAGATAGTTAGTATGGTAGTGTTACTAATCTGAAGAGTTTTAATAATTCACTATACTTCTGGCAAGATTCTTCTCTAGGCATTGCTGCAGTAAATGAAAGATCTTTGATACAAGATAATAATGTAGGTGGTCTCACTCTTGGTACTGGTGATGTACTTTCTAGGTATGACTATGTTACTACAGGTAATGGTTCATCTATAGTAAATGATCCTAGTATCATAGACTCTGGTTCTGCTCTATACTGGTTTGATAAAGATAAGAATGAGATTTGCCAGTTAGCTAATGGCGTCAATAAGATATCTAAAGAGAATACAGTACAAAGCTGGTTAAATCTTACTCCTCGTTCAGTACATGATGCATTGTATGATAATAAGTTTAATGAGCTATAGTTCTGTTTTGATGATGTAGTACTGGTATATAATGAGAGAACTAGAGGTTTTACTTCTTTCTATACATTTGTACCAGACAAGCACGCTTCATTCTCTGATAAGTTACTGTACATTAAAGATAAGATCTTTAAAGAGAATGCAGATTTCCAAGATAGTACTATGACCTGTAAGATTAAGTATGTTGTAAACGATAACCCAAATATAACAAAAACATTTGATAACGTTTACTTTGGTGGATACTTTACTAATATAGACGAAATGCTTACTGACATAAACTTTGAAACTAAGCATTAGAGAGGTTAGGCATTAGAAGACGATTATACAGGTACTTATGCTATTGACTATAGAGAAGATACTTATCGTTTTGCTATTGGTAGAGAAGAGAACGCTACAGATCCTTACTCATATCCAGGAAGACTTAGAGGTAAGTATTTAATATGTGAATTCATTATAGACTGTAATGACCAGAAAGAGTTTAATTTGCTAAATGTCAATACGACTTACAGACAATCATTAGTATAATATGAAAAGAAAAATAAATAAAAAGAAATATGCTATTGGTGGAATAGTATAGGGAGGGGCTAACTTATTATCAACAGGAATAAATAGTACAGTTGGTGGGTCAACCGCTACTACAGAAGCAGAAGCTAAATCACAAACTGCTAGTAACATGCTTAGTGGAGCTGCATCTGGAGCATCTATTGGTATGGCTGCAGGACCTATTGGTGCAGCTGTAGGAGCTGTAGTAGGAGCTATACCTGGTATAATAGGTAAGAAAGGTAAAGTAACCCCTAATGGCTTCTTTGAAGATCCATCAGTAACTTATAGTACTGGTTTATTCCGTAGTAACAAAGGAATTAAACGTGCTTATAATGCAGCTAAGCAACGTGTAGCGGGTAATAGAATAGCTAATACACAAGGATAGTATCTGGCTTAGGAATTTGATGAAACCTATGATACTGACGTAATGACATTAGCACAAGGTGGTTACTCTCCAAGTCTAGCTTATGTAGATGATGGAGAATTAATTCAAACTCCAGATGGTCAAATAAACAAAGTACCAGAGAAAGGACAACCTACAGATAGTAACTTAGTAAGCTTACCTGGAGGTAGTAAAATACTCAGTGATACTATGAAAGTTCCTGGTACTAAGAAAACGTTTGCGCAAATAGGTGAAGAAATGATGACAAAAAGAAAGAGTAAAGGTAAAGACAGATTTGCAGAGAATGCAGCAAAATTAAATGAAATGAATAATAATATGATTCATGATTAGTTATTTGCTATGCAGGAATCTGTTAAACAAAGTAAAGGCATTAAACCTAAGACTAAGTAGATACAAGCTGCTGCTTTAGGTGGTACTATTGGCAGAACTAATAGTAGACATAAAACTATGTCTGTACAAGGAACTAGATATAATGTTGGTGATACCTTCAACTATAAAGGTATAACATATAAAGTAACTGATACTAATGAAGCTATTCCTATAACCGCAAGGGAAGGATATAATGGACCAGCTAGTACCGGGGTGAGTGTACAGTCAAACACACAGCGACCAATGAGCATTGTGCCTCCTGGTTCGTATGGTGTTACTTCAACCTCAACTACAACTCCTGTAAGTGTTAGTAGTACTTCGGTTAAAAGACGTAGAACTACTCCTTCTACAAGTACAGGATTAATTGATGAAGGCAAACCAGAATTACCATTTACTTGGTATGGCACAGTTAATCCGTTGAAACCAAAACACCCAGAGTTACTAACTGCTACTAATAGTGAAATGGCAGGTTTGGGAGACGCTCTTACTTCTTTACCTAAAAGTAATGCTTATAGCAAACCTAAGCCTGAAAATAATAAATTTGATTGGGGTTCTGCTTTGTCAGGTATTGCTTCATTAGCTCCTGTTATATCTAATTTAACTACAGGAGATGCAGAAACAGTTAATACTAACTATAATCCTTATGCTAGCACTATTGCAAGAACTATGCGTAGACGTAGATTTAACATTAACCCTGCAATAGAAGATTTGAACAGAAGTAGAGCAGTAAGCAATTACAATGCTGGTTAGATTAATCCTAATACTGGTGCTAATTTAGCATATAGATTACAAAATGCAATTAGTACTAATAGAGCTATTGCAGGATTACGTGCGCAAGAAAGTGCTGCTAACAATCAGTATGCTGGTGAATTTGCTGAAACTCTTAATAACTTAGGTCAACAGTATGTAGGTGCTGTTAATCTTTCTACTGATCTTAATGCTCAGAATAGAGCAGCTGCAAGAAATACACGTAGAGCAGGTCTTAGTCAATTAAGTCAGTGGGTTCAGAATAGAGAACTTATGCGTAATCAGAGAACTAGAGATGATGCTATGTTAGATCTGTATAAACCATTCTTAGAATCAGGTTATAGTTCAGATGTACTATAGAATGTTTATAATACTTATGTAAAGGGAGGTAATAGATATGGCCGTTAATAGATACGATAGACCTGCAGAAGCCCCTATACTAAATACATATGTTCCTATAAATTTCGGAGAATTATATCGTATAGGATCTGCATAGAAAGAAGCAGTAGATAGAGCTGCTAACGAAATATCTGGAGCTATTCAAACATTTGGGTAGTTCTAGTCTCCATCTGCTATAGATACTCAACGTTACTATGAACAATCTATAGGATAGTTGTCTGATCTAGTAGAACAAGCAGCTACTAATCCAGACGCTATGAAAGATGCAAACTTTAGATCTAGATTACAATCTAGAATTAACAATCTAGATTATGCTACATTAAGTAACCTACGTTAGAGTTCCTAGAATTTATAGGCTAGACAATAGAGTATAGCTAAAATGCAAGCTGCAGGTAGATACAATCCTAATTGGGATGAAATAGATATTAGTAATTGGGATACTGCTACTGCTGGAATAATGAATGAGTTAGCGCCAGTAGAATATCTAAATGCTAATGAACTTAGTAATAAGTATTTTGATAACCTTAGACCAGGTTCATTACCTGATGTATGGAAGAATGGTATTAAGTATAATGCTATTGGTAATACTTATGAAGATCTACTTGCTGTAGCTAAAGCTCACTAGAACGATCTTATAAATACTCCTCAAGGACAACAGTATTACAAACAGTTCTTGAAACAATATGGAGGTAATGAGGAACAAGCCAGAGAAGCATTTACCGATATGGTTGCTCAATCTCAGATTGATAGGACTCTTAGACCTACTCTTACTCCGGATCCATTGTTCATGGAGAATCTTAAGATGCAATATAGATATGGAGCTCAAGGAGCTAATGTACAAACAGCTCTTCCTACTCGTCTAGACTTCATTAATGCGTCAATTCAGGATTCTACTAATAGACAATTAGGAGTAGAATCTATAGGACAATATAGAAATTACATAGCAGATATAGCTAGTAAATATGGTCCTAATGACAAGATAAGTAAGGACGCTAAGAGTAAATTAGGAAGAATTGACAGTTATATAGAAGATGTACAAAATAATTCTAGACTATATGCTCAATATGCCGATGCATATAATTAGACAGGAGATGAAAGATATTTGATTGCAGCTGAGAATGCTAAGCAAATTGCTACTCAAAGAAATATGCAGTTACAGGGTATGGCACAGAGTACACATATGCTTGATCAATTTAGGAAAGCTGCTGGTTTTGATGCCTTTAATAAATCTAAGGATAATTTTAGTTCTGAAGGATATATTAAAGGTGTTAATAGAGCTATTAATTCAGTGAAAGCTTCTATATCAGTGGGTACTCAAGATGCATTACTTACAGAACTTAGAGGTTTGCCTACTACTATTACTGATGAAAATGGAGTTCAACATTCAGCTTATCAGTTTACTAACTCTCAAGGGTTTTTACTTCCAGAAACAGTATTCTAGACTATTACAAAGACTACTCCTAGATAGACTAAAAGACAAGCTGGTATACGTAAGGATCCAGATTTTAATCTGAAAGAACTTATAGAAACAGGTAGTGTAGATGGTGTATCCTTTATTCCAGATAATGGAGTAGTACAAGTAGGAGATAATAAACTTCTTACTGGTAAGATAAGAATTCCCAAATCTGAAATACAACAAAAACTTGGTAGAGGTATTTGGAGTAGTGGTATGCATATGATATTCTACCCATTTGGTCAAGAATCTACCGATTATGCTATTAAGCGTTTATTTGGTGGTAAAGAGGTAACACAAAAAGTAGGGGACGACGGCGTAGAGTACTTTGAGATAGATGCAATGAGAGCATTACCATCTGAACAAGTAGCTCCAGCTTATTGGCAGAACGTTAACCAATATTATCAACAAGGACAAAATTACGGAGGTATTGGTGGTGCTTCGCAAGCTAAGGGAGCTTATGAAGAATCAGCAAGACAAACTTTAGGTTTACAATAATATGAAGAAAAAGACTATATACGATAGATCACTGGTAGACAATATAAGGTAGAAGTAGGCTATGTATAATGAGTATGTAGCTCCAAAGGTAAATTTGGATGCATACTAGTTTGAGATGTAGAATCCTGCCGGACAAACTTATACTCCAGATGATTATGATATACTCAATTATGTCAGTGATGCATTTGCTAAGTGGCAAGAAAGTAGAAATTCTGTAGAACGTGATAAAGCTTTAGGTGACTATATCATGGAAGAAGAAGAGTATAATAATTTCACTAAAGCAAGACAGTTCTTAGATGATTAGGATTCATTCCAACAGATAATGAGTTAGGTTAAATAGGATCCTAATTTGTATAATGAAAATAAAGATGCTATAAACGAATTAGGTCAAAGACTTAAAGAGAATGCAGGTGTTTATGCTAGATACGTTCAAGAATGGGTTCCTAATACTTATAAAGATGATATAACTAAATCATTTGATTCTAAAGGTATTAGGAATATGCTTGATTTGCAAATAACTGATAAAGAGAATAAGTTGTAGTCTTATCTAGCAAAAGCAGAAGAGAATCAGGAAGACATTAATTATTGGGGTGATAGAGTAAGTTCTTTCTATAATAAGAAAGAACAATCTACTCCTTTCAGTTTTACTGATATAGATTCTTATCTGTATAAAGTTCCCGGTCTTATGGGATCTTCTGCAGCAAATTATGGCTGGCAGGCATTAGCTATTGGTAGTGCCTTGCTAGCTTCAACTGCTTCTGGTGGTATGGCTCTACCGTTTGTAGGTACTTCATTAGTTGGTACCATAGGAGCTAGAGATGCTGAATCAAAATCAGAGGTATACTCTAACTATAGGGACAAGATCAATCAGATGATTGATGAAAAAACTAGAAAGAGTGTATTAGATGATACTAGAGCTAAGATGGAAGTTAGTGGAAAATACACTCCAGAACAAATTAGTGACGATAATTATGTATTGGATTAGGTATTAACTGGAGTTATCGCTTCTGATAATGCTAAATTCAATCGTGATCGTATGAAAGCTAAGTAGGGTATAGAGTCATTATATACTGACAATATGGCTTTATCTACTCTTGATGCTGCCGAGTTAGCTTTGCAAGTAGTTCCTATTGGTAAATTAGCTAAATTAGTTAAATCTATTCCTGGTATATCTAAAGCTGCTACTTATGCTGGAGATTTGCAACAATAGTTGTCTAAGCGTATTGATGATGTTGTTACTTATGGATTAGAAGGAGTAGATAGATTACCTAAGCGTAGAACTGTACAACGTCTAGTAGACTTAGGAGGTAGAATAGGTATTACTGCTATATCGGAAGGTGCAGAGGAAGGTATTCAGTATATCAAAGGTCAAAGATTTATCAATAACGAATTTGATCCAGATCCTACAATACTCAAGAGTTTTGTAAAGAATATAGGTACAGGAGCTAGAGCTATATATGCAGCTATTACTCCTTGGGATCCTGTGTACTCTGATGATGCAGAGTTTATGGAAAACTTTAAAGGGGGAGCTTTACTTGGAGGTCTAATGACTTCTGCTATTGGTGGAGTACAGACTGCTACTACATTACCAGGTTAGGTAAGTGCAGATCAGTTTGTAGCAAATCTGTATGCAGATAAGTTAGAAGTTAAAGATAGAGTAAGAAAGAATATTTTGTATGGTCAGAAGATCCAACAAGGAAGATGGGCTAATGTAGAAGACGCTTTTGATTACTTAAATACTTAGGATTTAGATGAAGGGGCTAAACAAGAAGTAACAGAAGAGAAGTAGAGAGCCGCATATTTCAGGAATACTTATACTGCTCCTAGTACTCTATATTAGGCTGCAAAGTTGGATATAGATCCTAGAACTGATACTTATAATGAGTTTGTAGCGCTAAAGGATCATCACGAAAGATTAGCATTAGAATCATTAGAAAATAAACAAGAGGCTGAACGTAACTTCAATACGTTACTTAATGATAAAGAAGTAGATAAGTATATTACTAGCCTGTCTTCTACGAATTTATCTGCTGAGGATAGATTAGCTTTGAGAGATCTTATTCGCAATAAAGCTGCTCTTGATAAGATTAAAGAACTTAATCAAAGATATCAAGAGAACTCTGAGTCATTGAATAGATTACAATAGGCTACTGGTATTAGAACTAATAAAGCAGATGTAGTTAAGTTCTCACAAATGCTTAGAAAAGATCTTAAAGAAGTATAGAAGATCTTCGATAAACAATTAGCTGATATTAAAACAGTATTACCGGAATTGAATGAAGAACAATTAGTAGTTCCTAGTCTGCATGAGAACATATCTGATGCTATGGAAACATTAGTTGCTGCTGATATGGATAATGCTAGAGCTTTAGAAGAACTTAAAATTATGCGTTCTACAGATAAGAGAGCTATACAAGCTAAACTGGATAAGTGGCATGACGTAGAAGATAAAGAAATAGACTTTGTTCAGGAGCTTGATAATTTCTATAATGAAAAGGACGTAGAAGAAGCTATAGAGAATACTAAAGAGGTAGAACCAGTAACTCTGGATAATGAAGTTCCTTCTATAGTTCAACCAGAAGCTCAAACAGAACAGTAGATAATACAAGAGGAACAAATTGTTTCTCAACCTGTTGCAACTGAAACTACTACTGAACCAGAAGATGTTACCCAGACTAGAAGATAGGCATTAGAAACACAGAACAAATATACGGAATAGATTACTGATGATCATGGCAGAACCTCTACTTCTATAAAAGGCAATACAGCTCCTGGTGTAGTATATAACAAACTTAGTGGATTACTCAAAGAGCAATTCGAGAAAGCTTATCCTACTAAGAAGTATACTCGTATGGCAGAAACAGTTATGGATAATGAAGGAGACATTCGTTCTGATTTCTGGCAGGACATAAATTCTGTTAAAAAGCGTTTAGAGGACGCATTATATTCTGGAGATGAAAGAGCTATCTAGAGTCTCACTAATAAAGCTAAAAGGATTATAAAGAATTATCCTAACTATGATGCTACAATAGACTTCATTACTGAATCTAGAAACAAACTAGTTGAAAGAATGAAAGCTAGAAACGCTAGTAGATTTGCTGATATTAGAAAGAACTTAGAAGAGACAGAAACTCCTACACAGACAGTAGATCCAATTACTCCTTTAATTGAATAGCCTAAAACTACTCCAGAATAGGCAGATTTTGTACCTACTCTTGGAGGCATACTAAAAGGTATGCTAGGAGATATTCCTACTAGTCAACCTCTTACTCAAGTTACTACACAAGAACCTGCAATTACAGCTCCTGTAGAACAACTAAAACCTGTATAGTTATAGTAGAATACTCCTAATACTATTACATATAATCCAGCTATAGATGCTTATTCACACAGATTAGTATATGATCTTACAGGTAGAGAAAGAGATAAAGATGGTAGATACTTTTATGCTCCTAAAAAATATAGAGGAAATGATTATCTCAATAATCAAGACTTTGCTTTAGCTACTTAGAATAGAGATTTCTTATAGAAAGCACAAATCGAAGTAGAAGTACAACCGTACACTGATACTAATGGGAATACTGTAAATGATATATTTACTGTATTCACTTATGAAGGTAAAAAGTATGCAGCATATACTCCTACTTAGAACTATTTAAGTCAGGACAAAGCATTTCAACGTATGCCTGCTGAACAGTAGAAGATTATACGTGATAACTTGGAGACTCTTAGAAATAAAATATTTGAATTAAATACATAGAAGAGGGCTAATCCTAAACTTAGAATTATACCTACTAGAATTACTTCTACTAATGGCTAGTTCTTAAATGAGTTCAATGAGGATGGTTCTCCAAAGAACAGATCTTTGTTAGAGTCTGCGTGGCTTAAAGAGAAGGATCCTTATAAAATTAATGCTTCTAATACTAGAATAGGTATTGCTACCGGTCCAATCAGTAATTCAGTAGTAAGATATCAAGATCAAACTGTATCATTTAATGGTAGTAGACTTGGTACTATGTAGATGCTAGTAGAAGTAGATAGATTAGATGGTACTATTGGTACAGCTTAGATGCAATTGAATCCTTTAAAGTTAACTGGAAACGATGCAGCTGCAGATGTTATACTCAAATTAGTTACTTCTAATCAGAGAGATTTTGTAGATGCAAATGGCATCTTAACATAGAATACTAATGATGAAGTATTATCGTTTTTAGTTAACTACGGAGACCACACAGCTACAGATCCCAATGATAATCGTTTAACTCCAGAACAAAGAAGACGTAGATTAGATAAACAGTTCTATAAAGATGAAAACGGTAATGTAATGTTAGGTCAGACATTATATACTATGAATGAATTGCTTACTAATCCTTAGAGTCAATAGAAGTTTAAGGACTATATTAAAGATAACTTTCATTTCGCTCTAGATGAATAGGGACTGTAGAACAATTTTGTAGGACGTGATACAAGTAGTTCTCTTAGTAGTAAACAAAAAGGTATAGGTAGTTTTTCCAGTGCACTAAATGGAAAAAGTGCCGATAAGATAGTAATAATACCTGGGCAGGTAGAATTTACTTCAAGAGACTTAGGTCTTAAGAAAGTAAATGGCATTAATATAAAAGATCCATCTAATGACAAGGGTATCAGTGTACTTGGATGGTACATTAAAAATGGTTGGATACAAACTAATACTGCTGATAGAATGTACAATGTAGGTCTATGGATAGACGACGTGACTATCAGTGATAAATATGCAGATGATATTCAGCAACAGGCACAATCAAAAATAAATGAAGTATCTAAGGAGGAACATTTAAGAAGTCTTGTATTTGATCTTCCTGGAGATAAACCAGGAGAAAGAGAAATCATTCGCATGAGTGATGTATTTGATATACTTGACGGTAAAGGAAGAAAAAAAGGTCCAACTTTTGTAGCTAATGAACCTACTTCTCCTATTAATTAGATTGACATTCCTAATGCTAAGCAATGGTTACAAGATAAATTAGGACTTACAGACGAACAAATAGAAGTAAGTAAGACAGTAATAGATGTTACTGCATCTGGTGCTAAAGTAATGGGTCAAGCTAGATTGGATGCTATCGCTTTATCAGAACAAGCTCCGGAAGGTGTATAGTATCATGAAGCATGGCACAGAGTATCTCAATTACTTATTAGTGATAAAAAGCGTAGAAGTTTATATGATGGATATAATCGTAGAAACAAAACTAAGCTTACTGATACTTAGATAGATGAAATACTTGCAGAAGACTATAGATAGTTTGCTATTAATGCAGATCAATCTATTTATACTAAAGGATTTGATATAAGTAAATGGTTTAAACGTATTGCAGATTTTGTAAGAATATGGGCTAAGACAGGTCAGTATACTTTAGCTCAATTATATACTGGTATCAGTAGAGGTAAGTTTGCAGGTATACAACCTAGTTCAGAAAATATAACTAGATTCAGAGAAATCTATAAGGATAGTGGACCTAACTTTGAAGTAGGGGGTAACAAATTTGATAATATTACTTCTTTAAGACAGTACGATGATATCATCAAGTCTCTTACTTATGCTTTCTTCTAGACTAATTTTACATCAGATACTATAGATTATACAGATGTTTCTAAGTTAAGTAATAACTTTGAGTTATTGCGTAGAACTCTAGTAAATACAGCTCAACTAGAACCTAATCCGGTTATAGATGAAATAGTACAAAAGTACGATACGGTATTTAAACCCGCTATAGCTAAGAGATTAAAATCTTTAGGTATTAGAGCTATAGAAAGAAAAGCTGATGAAGAAATGTCTTCTATTGATGCTGGTGAAACAGAAGGAGTTAATATAGGTCAACATACTGTAGAAGGTATGAATGTATCTATTAAAGATAATGCTCCCGCTGAAGTTAAATTCTTCTTCTAGACTATACCTTTGTATAAGTTAAATGATCAAGGTACTATAGAAGCATACATTGATCCTAATACTGGTTTCCCACAGTTTGTTGACGAGAAAGAAGTATGGGTTAAGGTATTAAAAGATTTAGCTGGTAGCCGTACCATTCGTAATATGGTAGAGAAGATATCTGAGAAAGCTTAGAATGATTTATTCTATAATGCTTTACTTAGAAAGTTCATGGCTTTAATTAATAATTCTAATAGTTCAGATCCTAATGTTGCAGTAAATGCAGAAGCTACCCTATCTAAATTAGAGACAGTTATTACATCAGACGTTAATACTTTTATTACTGTAAGAATTACAGAAGATGATAATGGTTTTAATAACTTTAAACTGATTGATAACAATGTTGACATGAAAGCTGCCGCTTATCCTAAAGTATGGTCACAGGCATTGTTCCATAATGCAGGTATATTTAAGTATAACAAAGATGGAGTAGTAGTTGCTTAGGATGGCGCTAAATAGAAATTGAGTAAACTTGTTAGTGATATGAAAGACTGTATGACAGCTTTCGTAAATAACAAAGGTATACTTAAGTATAAGCAATCTGATGGTAATATAAGACTTATTGATCTTCATTAGGCTAATAATCAAGAGATGTTTAAACAATATGTTACTTCTCTTCTTAATAGAGCTGGTATTCTAGTAGATAAACCTACAATCAATACCATGTTATAGTCTGGAGACTACGGTGATCCTACTACTAATACATATACTTTGCTTAATAAGTTCATGACTAGTGGATCTAATTATGGTGGTTTTGCTAGAGTACAAGAAATTCTTAATACTGTAAATAAAGCTATTAATCAAGATGGTACCATTAACAATATAAGTATCGGGAGTACTGTTACTAGTCCTGCTGACATTTATAACAATGTAGGTTTTATCAAAGCTCTTGCTAATGCCTATGCTTATACTCATGCTACAGATAATAGTTTGAGTAGTTTAGGTCCTGATGGTACAAGTTACTATATGGTATCTTAGAATAACTTTGCTAAAGACAGAATTAGTGAGCTTAATGAGAATCCACAATTAGTAGAAAGATTGAAGTCTGTGGTATGGAATGGTAAATCTTTATTATTAGAAAATGCAGGAATTAATCCTTTAAGCATTGAAACATTCATTAATTTCAAGGATTAGACTTCTCATGATACTGGTAGAGATTATTTTGGTATAACAGATAGGGAAGACTATTTAGCTAAGATGACAGCAGTATTTAATGATAGAATTATATTCCCTACTGTTGCAGATAAGAAGACTTATCATTTCATTAAAGGAGTCCAATTACCACATGAAAGATTGTAGTTACAATTTACTGATAGAGGAACAGTTGTAACATATGGAAAAGATTCTTTGGATATATTAAAAGGCTATATTCAGAATGAATTAAATACTATCGAACTTACTTTAAGATAGATAGATGATAATCCTTCCCACTTTAGAGACGGTATACATTATAATGAAGATGGTTCTATAAATGAAGACTGGTTATCTCCAGAAAGACGTATTAAGAATTACCATACTCCTAATAAGTATAAAGCAAATGGTAAGACTTATAAGATTGAGGGTAATGGAGCACGTTTTAGATTCCTTACAGGAGTATATGTAGATGGTAAATATATAAGTTTTAATGATCCTACTAAGTCTGCATATGAAAATCTTGATACAGCTAGAAGATACTACTTTGATCTTACCGAAGAAGGTAAAGATAGGATACTTAGTGATATCCTAACTGAAAGGTTAAAAGGAGAAATCAAGACTGCAACTGATTTAGGCATTATAGATAATCTATCTCCTAATGGATAGATATGGGGTATACGTAATGTACTATTAGATGATAGTGAAGTAGAATCCAGAAAGAGTAGTTACACTCAGATAGATCCTTCTAATGCAGAAGCTTACTCTGTACTCGACATGCTTTCAGATTATATGATCAACAGTATTATATCTGTAATGGAAGTAGAGAAAGTATTTAGTGGTGATCCAGCTTATTATAAGTTCTCATATGATAAAGGTGGACTATTGGATATATCAGTAGATAAAATTAAACGTTTAGGTGCTCTTACTTCTACAGGTACTAATAATAGACTTGATTTCTTTAATGATCCTATAAGACAGGATTATATAGTAGCTGAATTGCAAGATTATGAAGTTGCTTCTAAACAATATGCTGTATATGAAGAATTGTTTACTAGAGGTAGTATTAAAGAAGCTATTCAACAATTAGAAGGTATAGAGGCTTGGGATAATGTAAAAGATCTTACTATAAAATAGATAGAAGAACTGTATCCTAAAGCTGTAAGTATAGCAAGAGCTTCGGCTAAGATTGATGTAGAAGGATATAAAGAAGGTATAAATGTAGCAGATGCTGCTGTTTATATTAGTCCCAATATGTTTAGAGATCTTATGCGTATGCAAGGTAAATGGTCTCCAGCTATTAAGAGAGCGTTTGAAATACTTACTGATCCTGAAACAGCTGATAAATGGGAATCAGATCCTAAACTATATAAAGAAGCTAATAAGGTTATCTTGAATGCTTTGAAGTATATGGCAATGGGTACTCGTTTCAGTGTCAATGGTTTAGCTATTCCATACTTTAATAAGATGGCATTGTTTCCATTATTCAAATCTATAGCAACTGGTGATTTAAAGGCATTATATGACCGTATGACAGGAGATAATCCTATTGATATGGTAATGTTTAACTCTGCCGTTAAAGCTGGTTCTGAGAGTCCTATTTCACCTTATGTAGGTACACATGAATCAGAAATAGAGTTGAAGGATGGTCAAACTGTTTTATCCGCAGAACAGATGAAACAAGCAGAAGATGAACATCTTACTAATTTTGATAATTTACATACTTATACTCAACAGTTTAAGTATTTACGTCAGCAGTTAGCTACTGATCCTCATGTGCATGATGAACAAATGACTGGTACTCAGTTTATGAAAGTAGCTCTATCTAACCTTATTGATACTGATATATATGGTAAAGATAAATTAACTGGAGCTGAGATTAAAGAAAGAGTAATGGGTTCTCTTAATAGATTATCTGATATAGGTAGAGAAGAACTTGCTGCTGAATTACTTAATCCGGATAATACAGTCAATGTATAGAAACTAGCATAGATGCTTAGAGAGGATGCAGAAGATTCTGATGCTAATGACAATATTATTACAGCTCTTACCACTGAGAATGATGAATTAAGAATGCCTCTAGATGCTATATCTGATAACTCTTGGATTGAAAGTAGATTTATTGCTATGATCAATAAGAAGGTAGTAGATGTAAATATGCCTGGTGGTGCATTTATTCAGAGATCTACATTTGGTCTTGAAGCTAGTAGTTCTAGAGTGATTACTCCTAAAATGATTAATAGTGGTAGATTACTCAAAGCTATTAATGAAGAAGGTTCTACTGATTCTGTAGTAAGTATTAATCTGTTCAAACATATGATACCTAACTATGAAAAAATGACTTTCGATCAAGCTAGACAATGGTTAATTGATAAATAGATCATTGGGGATAATGCTACAGCTAATGCTATTGGTTATCGTATTCCTACTTAGTCTATTGCTTCTATATCTGCGTTAAGGTTTGTAGATGTATTTCCAGAGATTATGGGTGATACTATTATGTTACCAGAAGACTTCACTAAATTAACAGGTTCTGACTTTGATATTGATAAACTTTATATTGCTAGATATTCGTATGACAATGATGGTAGACTTGTTACTGATCCAAATTCGCAATCGGGTATAAAGAATACTCTTCTCAATGCCTATATGAATGTATTACTCAGTTTAGAGAATACTAACCAATTAAAATTATCTATTGATAATGCTACAGGTAATGTTAAAGAGGTATTAAAAGATATAGAGAGCGGAAGATAGAAACATTATGTACAACCATTTGAGGTATACACTCCTTCTTATCAAGAAGCTAGAAAGGCAGAATATACAGGTGGTAAAGCTGGTATTGGTCCATTTGCATTAAACAATGCGCACCATATTCTTACATAGCTTACTCATTTGTAGATGGTAGATGATGAATTTACTACAGCTCTTAATCTTGTAGACTTAGGTAAGATATGGGATGATCCTACTCCTAGTAATCCTAAAGGTGGTAGAATATTAGACTGGTTATCAGCTATGATCAATGGTTTTGTAGATATAGCAAAAGATCCATATATCGTACGCTTGAACGTTAATGGATGGACTTACAATATGGTATCTTATTTGTTACGCACTGGTAAAGGTAGATCTACATTCTATTTTATGTCACAACCTATCCTTAAAGAAATGGCAGAAGCTGTTCTTAAGACTAAGGGTAAATATGGTATAGATAGAACTAAGAGTCCTTCTAGATTAGAAAGAGAGGCTATTGAATCAGTACTTGATAAATATGATCCAGATAAGGATATTCGTAAACGATTTGCTAATCTCGATACTTAGGCTAAATCTATAGAGTATGCTGATCTATTTACAGAAATAGTTAATCCTGATACTGGTGAATATACTTATAGAACTAGAGAATTACTTAAGGAAGACGCTAAAGATAGTGCAGGTTATAGAACTGAACAAGTAAGAATGTATTATGCATTCTAGGCTCTTAAACCTTATGCAGACGCTCTTGCTGATCTTGTTAAATATTCTAAAGTAGATACTAAGAAAACTGGTAAGAACTTTGCTGAACAATTAATATATCGTTATGGTATGTTAGACTTAGCTAATAGTCCTTATTTTGGCGAAGGTGAAATTAATAAATTCTATAATCAGACTTTCATTGAAACCAAAACTCAAAATAGTATTGACTTTGGTTATGGTATATTTGCTAATCAGTTGTTTAGGAATACTCCTGTGTTTACAGAGAGATTAACTAACGTTCTTGCGTTACTTGGTAGAAAGACTACTGCAACTAGTAAGATACTTAGTCCTATTATTCGTGGTATAGAATCTCAAATGAAGTCCGAATTTTTTAATAGTCTTGGTATAGATATTAACAGTTTGCTTACTGGTGATCAATCTGTACCTAAGAGATTAAATAACTTCAAACAGCGTATTATGAGAGGAGAATATCCGGAACTCCTTAGATATGACGGTAGAATAGCAAATGATTTCTTAGAATATCTATTACCAAATTTAGGAGCTTATGATGGATATGATTTTATTGATACTTCTGAGATAATACAAGGAGATCAATTGCAAGCTGATAACTTAATTAACTATTGGAGAGATCTATTAGAGCATCCAGATGAAAGAGTAAGAAAACTAGCTGAGGATTTAGCTATATATTCTTTCTATACTACTGGTGATAATAGTACTCAGAATGGTTTCTTTAAATATCTACCTAATAGTTATCGTATATCATCTGGATATAATGATTTTATCAAGAGTAAGCTGCATGACATTACAAATAATGGAGAGTTAAGTACTTTTGATAAGATGGATATTCTTGCTAATAACTGGCATAATGATGCTGTAGTCAAACCTATTAACTATTATAAGCAGACAGATGGTGGCTATATTATGATGAAACACGCTAGTATAGATGAATATCAAGTAGCTCCTAATATGATTATAGGTGAATACACTAGCAGTAATGATCCTGTTATTAAACCTATTAATTGGGTTAAAGTAGATGGAAATTCATATCCTCTATTCCCTCCTATGGTTAAGTTTAGAGATTTAGGAGGTTATACTCCTGAGAACTGGCATCTTTACTAGCTTATAGGCTATAGAGAATTTATGGATAGAAACAATAGAGTAGCCTATTCTCCTGTTTATGCGTTAATAAACAAGAAAGGTATGAAGTACAGAGGTCATACTATTGTAGAGTATAATAAAGCTGATACTGAATTACCTTTTAACTAGGAAAACTTAGCGTACTTTGATTTAATGGATCCAGAATCTATTAAACCATACACTGATTCATCTACACAAAATATATTAAATCAATTACATTATATTAATGAGCTTCCTAGTTATAAGAATTAGAATTATGCCAGAGCTGAATAGGATAGAGTATATGAAGATCAGGATTATTCTGATGAAGACAATACTACTCCACTAAGCGATAAAGAAGTCGACATGCAAGAACAAACTGTAATTAATTCTCCTGTAACTAAAATAATATCAGGAGCACAAACTGGAATCGATAGATTAGGTTTAGAAGTAGGAAAAGAGCTAGGAATTGAAACTGGTGGAACGACAACTCCAGGTTATTATACAGAAAATGGTATAGATCTGAGTATAAAAGATTTTGGAGTAGTAGAAATATCTCCAGAGTTACAACAAGGCAAAAGAGGAAAAGAGTTTTACTTACCACGTACTGAACAAAATGTAATTAATTCAGATGGTACTGCTTATTTTGCTACAAATGATGATTCAGCTGGTAGATATGCTACTGAACGTTTTGCTAAAAACCACAATAAACCTTTTATATTAAATCCAAATGGAGAACAATTGAGACAATGGTTAATAGATAATAACATTCAAACATTAAATGTAGCTGGTAATAGGGGAAGTAAAGTAACAGAAGAATTCTATTCCGAAGTTCGTAACACTCTCAAACAAGCTCTACAAATAAGAGAAAAAGTTCCAAATAAAAGAAAGACTTATAGTGGAATGATAACTAGTTTATCTCCAAACTAGGTATTTGTATTTGGCTCTAATACATAGGGTAGACATGGCAAAGGAGCAGCACTAGTAGCTAGAAGAAATTTTGGTGCTATTTACGGACAATCAGAAGGACCTTAGGGACAGTCTTATGCTATTATTACTAAAGATCTTACTAAATCTGTACATCCTTCTAGAACAAAAGAGCAGATAAAAGAACAAATTAGTAAACTATATTCATATGCTACAGATAATCCAGATAAGGAGTTTCTAGTAGCTTATTCCGGTACAGGACCTAATTTGAATGCTTACTCAAATCTTGAAATGGCTTCTTTTTTCAACTCTATGCCTATTCCTAACAATATTGTGTTTGAAGAGTCCTTTAATAATTTAGTATTTCCAGAAATAAACTAGGAGACATATACCAATACTCAATTGTCAAGTATAATAGAATTGTATGATCTTGGTGAAAGAAGAATCAGAGAAGAGTTATCTATATTAGAGCTCACCAAAGAGGAAATGCAAACTTATCTTAATGAATTTGCTGAAATGATGCGAGAAGAAAATGTTACTACTAGAGAACAAGTAGAAGGTGTTGTTAATAAATTCATCTGTCAATTATGATAAAATGTCCAAATAAAAAACTTCCAGAATGGAAGGAATTAGTTGAAGCAATAGGTGAAAACGATGCCTATTATGTTTGGGACTAGAATGATGGTAATAGCTTAGATAAGGCTCCCAATGGGGAGCCGTCTGAGCAATTTCAGAAACTAGTTGAATACTTTAAAGGAGATAGATAGGAAGCTTTAAAAGTAAGAGCTTTAACTTTCTCTCAGGGGTTTAAAACTTACTATGGAAATAAAGCTCTAGATAGTAAGAATGAGGCTATTCTTAGTCCTACTGATATAGTTAAACTTAGACAGAATGCTAATAATACTTTCTAGTTAGATGGTTTTACTCAAGAACAAATATCTACTTTAAAGGAGTTTACTAATCACTTTAATAAGATATAGGACGGTCTAAAGAATCGTATTAATTCTGTAAAGAGGTATGCTAAAAAGAATATTAAATTAGAAAATGAATTGAATAGTCTTATCAGTAATCTAGCTAGTTCTGAGGCTGTTGAAGGTACTGTGCAATTCGTAGATCACGTTCAATCTTCTATTGCAGATAGTATTAAGTTCTTAAATAAACCCATTAATGAAGTAAATGCTAAATAGATTAGACAATTATCCGAAGACTATATAGGTTTCTATAAACCTTTGATGGATAAGGTTCAATATATGTTAGATACTACTAATATATTTAATGATATTCCAGATTATGACTTGTTTAAACAAAAAGTATTAGATTTAAATTCTTAGCTTACTATAGTTAATAATAAATTCAATAACTTACTTAGAAATAAAGGTAGTTAGGAATTAGTCAAGTATCTATAGTCAAGAAATACTCCTCAAGAGTATATAGATAAAGTACTTAATTGGTTAGATAGTCCTACTAATGACAATAGTCTATTATCTGTATGGTTTGGTATGAGTAGTGAGAGTGATAATATGGTTATAGCTTCTATAGCTAATATACTTACTAATACTATGAATGCTACCGATAGATAGACTTATGAGAAGGGTACAGAACTAGTTAAAGTATTATAGCCAGCTAAAACTAAGTATGGAGATGACGTACAAACACTCTTATATGAAAAGACCAAAGATGGAAAATATACTGGTTACTTAGTAAGAGATAGAAACTACGGTCAATTCTATACTGATTAGAAAGCTTATATGGATAAGCTAGCTGAGAAACTAAAGATAGCTAAAGACTAGAATGGTTTATATCTTATTACAGATGATAATAGTTAGAAATGGTACGATGGTTTAAATGAATTTTATTCTAAAAATGCGGAAAGAAAATACAAACCAGAATACTACAAGCTAAGAAATGAGATGCTTAGTCCTATCACTAGAGATGCAATTAATGAGATATAGGAAGCAATCAATTAGGTATTAGATTCTGTTACTATAGATGATATGGTATATGATAATCTTCTTAATCCTCAAATGTATCAAAGACTAATTGATTTACAGAGAGAAAAGAAGATGTTATCTGCAGAGTTCAACTTAGATGGTTCTCCTAAATCTGGAGATGCGGCTATTATAGCAAAAGAACTTAGAGCATTTAATGAAGCCGTAGGAGTAGATAATAAATTTGTACCTGATTGGGATAGATTTAGAAAAGATGAAGCTAAAGTAATAGAAAAATATGGTGCTAATTCGCCAGAATATTTATTATGGAAAGAGCGTAATACACGTACTAGATGGACAGAAGCGTTTTATGAAAGAATAGCTAATCTCGATAGACCTAATCAAAGTGATACATATAATGATTTAGTAGAAAAGAGGAGACAAATATTATCTATCTATAGAAATCCTGTTACAGGATTAGTAGATGACACCATATCAGATAGAGAAAGAGCTTTACTAAGAAGATTAGATCAAGATATTGCCGATGCTTATGTTGGTGCTCCTCCATAGTAGGATGCTAAAGATAAGTTCAGTGATTTTGCAACTATAACTCCTACTGAATAGTATTATAAAGACTATAGAGCTGCTCAAGCTATGGGTGATATGTATTTCACTGACTGGTTTGACGCTAATCACTATGAAGACTTTAGAGGTGTAATGCATCCAGCTAGCTATTATACTACACTTAAACCTAAAGATGAATTCATAGATTAGTATAGTGAAACTGTACCAGCTAATAGGTATTCTACTTTAGATAAATCTTCATAGTATTATAACAAGAATTGGGATCCTAATGGTCCAGCTATACAGCCTAACAAGAAAGTGTATGATAACAGTAAAGCGTATAAGGCAGTAATGTCTAAACCTGCTGTTAAGAAACTCTATAATGCTGTTCTAAATACTATCACAGAAAGTAATAGAAAGATATCCTATATTACTAATGTTAATAACTACAAGCTTCCTTAGATTGAAGCTAAGATGCTTAGAGCTATTAGTAGATAGAATGGCGTATTAGAATAGATTAAATATGTATTTTCTGATGTTATTACAACTAAATCGGATGATATAGATTTTGTAGATGAATTTGCTACTAAGCCAAATGGAGAACCATTAAAGATTATACCTACTAGATTTATAAAGATGTTAGATAATCCTAATAATATATCTACTGATGCAGTTGCATCTGCTATATAGTATTATAATATGGCATCTAACTACGAGAATATGTCTGAATAGAGAGATGAAATAGAGTTATTACTTAATCTATTAAAGACCTAGTAGATTACTACTAAATAGGGTATTAAACAACCTGGTTCATCTAACATATATCAATAGGCTCAATTGTTAGTAGATAGAATATTATATGGTAAGAATAAAATACCTCTAAAAGGAGAGTTACTTGGTAAAGATATTAACTTCTCTAAGTTATTAGGCAATGTAAGGGAATATATTACAAAAGTTAACTTGGCATATAATCTATGGTCTGCCGGTACTTCTTTCTTCACAGATGTTACTTATACTACTCTTGAAGCTAAGGTAGGTAGGTTCTTTGACTTAGAAGATATGGCATTTGCACGTAGTTAGTTTAGTCAATCTATACCAGATATATTAGCTAATACTGGCAATCCACTACCTGTAGATAAACTGTCATATCTAATGTAGTTAAATCAAGTAGTAAAAGGTAATAAAGAAACCTTTGATAGACTTGAAGATAGTTAGACAATAAGAGCTATTAATCAAAACTTCTGGTTTATGGGTTATACTCAAGCTGATTATACAGTTAAGAGTCATATTCTTATGGCTACATACCATAATTACAGGCTAGTTCCTGGTCATGGATTTATGAGTAAACAAGCTTATATTCAAAGATTCTATCCGAATGATCAGAAGAAAGGTGCAGTAGAATTTAAGCAGATTAAGACTACTTTATGGGATGCTTATGACTTTAAAAATGGTACTGGTACAGTAAATAAAAAGTATGAGAAATTTGTTACAGAAAGTATAAAGAATGAAGTAATGAATAGAATCAACGTGTTGTCTAGACGTATTGACGGTACTGTTAGGGAAGTAGATAAAGGCAAGGTACACGCTCATGCTATAGCTAGTTATGTTACTCAGCATCGTAACTTTATGATTCAAGGTATTCATAATAGATTAAAATCTAAAACATTTAATCTAGATTTAGGAGTAGAAGAAGAGGGTTACTATCGTACTATAGGTAAGTTTGTTAAAGGTTTATATAGTAATAAACACTTTGCATTAGCTGATATGCTTAAAGACTATAATAATTTATAGGAATATGAGCAATATGCCATTAGCAGAACTCTTAATGAATTAGCTTTAGTAACTGCCTCTACTGTTGTTGCTCTATCATTAGCTACTTTAGTAGATGGTGACGATGAATATGATACTTGGTTGAGTTAGGCAATTACTTATTTAGCACTTAGATCTGCATTTGAATTCCGTACTATGTATAATCCTATGGAGCTTATGTCCATGATTAAATCACCTACCGCTGCATTTAGTTGGTTTGATAATGCTTATGGAGTATTAGGTGTACTTAATCCATTCTCATATATATATGCTAGATCACCGTTTGATTTAATAGATAGAGGTCCTTATGAGGGTATGCCTAGAGTAGTAAGAACTATTTCTAAACTTACTCCTATTAAGAATATTATTGAAGCACAAGATCCGAAATCGAAACGAAATTATTTATAGAATCAATTGATGTCGTTCTAAAGTTTCTATCACAATTATCAAATATTTGGGATAAAGGATAAAAAAATAGCCTGTTAGCGTAAAAACTAACAGGCTTTCTTCGTTATAAGACACCACTCTCATAACTTAAAAAGTCACGAGGTTTAGTAATAGCTTTTATGCCCTCACCATAAGCATAAGAGCTAAGAAACAATCTATGAATTAGATTTGGAACTGTCATGGAAACCCAAAATCTACTAATTTCTAAGGCTGCTTCTGGTTTAATAACCTTACCAATCTCTTTTAGACTTCTTATATCTTTTTTATACCCTATTATATTAAAACAATAAAGTATGTAATGTTTTTTATCAATCTTAATATACTTAATATGATGTAAAGTATCTAGTTTGCTAAACTTTAAATACCTATTCATTGACTCTACAGTATTTACTGAAGTATCATATAGCATAAAGACTTTATCTTCTAAATAAGGTCTATCTATATCCTCAGTATAAGCGTTTACAAAACCGCTTTCTACAGATATATCTACTAAAGATATATTAGGATCAATTAAAGGTACAATATATATACTTACATCATTCAAGTTGTTCAATTCCACCATTAGTATAATACTCTATGGTATGATCCCAATCGTTTGAATTGATATGATATGATATTCTTTGTAAAGCGTCAGATATTACATTTTTACGATTTAGTAATTCATCCTCGTTAAACATGTTAAATACTCTCACTTCATTGTTTCCATTTGTCTGAATAGCGATTATATATGCTTCCAAATCATAATCATCTACATTAAGATTTAGTTCATTAAGCATATACCAAGTAATAGCACAAATGTAAAAAGCTATTTGCCTGTAATAATCAAATTCCTCTACAGAATGTTTAAAGTTATAAACATCACTTGTAGTTTTAAGGTCTATCAAAATGATTTTCTTATTAACATGGTCAAACATTACTCTGTCAAGTAACGACTTACAAGGTATTCCCTTATAATCCCAATTAATATGAAACTCATTATGACATTCATATGTAGTAGGAACATCAAATAGCAACTTATTAGCTGCAATATGTTCCTCAAGATTAGTCTTAATCTGTTTTAGCATAGTAAGATCAGAAAAGGAAATTATCTTTTTCTTATCACCTATTTCCAAATACTTTATGTACTTTCCATAGTTTTCTACTATACTTTTTGCCTCAGTTAACTTCTGTTCATCTGACTTCTTATTATTATAAGCAAAGTTATATGCTGATAATAATATACTCTCCTCTGATTCAAGAGGATTTGTCAGTTTGTAGTTATAATACTTTTCACATAGGTCTTTCTGTTGTTTTACTCTTGGCACTTCGAAATCTAATATCTCGTAGTCTTTCCAAAACTCTTCTGGTTGAAGAATATATTCATGTATCATGGTACCTTTTTCAAGATACTTTCCACTAATACCTTCTTCTTTTCCATCAAGCATATCACGTAGATATCTTGGTCCTTTTTTCAAGAACCATCCAATAGCTGAATTAGATATACGAGTATTATCTTCATAGTACGGTATATCAACCTTCATTTTTCTCATTATTCAAAACGTAATTTTTGAATTCTTCAAGCAATTTAATATTTTTTCTAGCATTTATCATTGCTTTCCAATGTACCATAGCTATATGTATATTACTTTCTTCAAGATTTTCTTCTATATACTTTTTACGTCTATTTATATCTTCCTCTTGTTCAATAATTAAACTTTCTACAGTACTTTTTACTTTACGAATTAAGAGAAGCTCATCAATCTTCTCCTTCGCTTTCTTCACTATCTTCTGTATCAGGTTCATCTTCTATCTCCTCTCCAGTTATTGGTAATTCTACTTCATCTTCCTCAGATGTCATTTCAAGGTATTCTTTCTGAAGTGCAAAGAATTCTTTTACTTCATCTATACCTATATTATTTCCTTTTAACGCACTAAATGTATTAAAAGAATCAATAAGTATAGCTAAATATTCTTTGTTTATTTCAATCTTATCACTAGGTGTCATTACTTCTATCTCTATAGGTTTCCAACCTTTTTTGCGATTATACATATCATTTAACATAGAACAATTGAATGATTTATTTCCTCTTTTAGAAGGTCCATCATGCCAATGCCCATATAAATGAATAAATTCTTTAGGACTAATATTTTCTAAACTAACTCCTAACATCATATTTTCATATGGATTATCATGAGTAATAAGAACATCTACGTCCTTTGGAATATCATTATACTCTGTATAAGAACTTTCAAAAGCCCATCTACCTTCCTGAAAAGGTATAGGATTTATAAATGGACATCCATAAAACTTAATTCCATTATATGTATACTCTTCATTTATTAGTATTACTAATTTACCATTAGTACGTACTGATAAATCTTGTTTGAGTTCGCTAAGATAACCTTTTTTATAGGCATCTTCTAGAAAGAAATCATGATTACCTGGAGTAATAATAACTTTATCACACGGTTGTCGGTTAACCCAACTAGCAAATCTATTATACCACCATTTACGAGATGCATCTAAAGCTCGTTGGTCATTTAAACCAACTATATCTCCGCAGATACACAATACATCGCATACAGGAGTATCGATAAACTCACCATGTATATCGCTTATTCCACATATTTTCATAATAGAATTTTCATAATAGAAAATTAAAGGCAGGATTTCTCCTGCCTATTTTTTTAGCAATCGCAAGGCGTGTAATCGTCTTCATCGTCATCTTCATATTCATCAAAATTGATAGTAGTTACTTCACTATCCGATTCTGAATCATCTTCAGAATGTCTTCCGTTCTTATTGACAATGTTCATATCCTTCAAAATATCTTTGTTAGATAATTCAGAGAACATTAATTTTTCATCAATAAATGACAGAATGTTATCAATGGATAACAAATTGAAGTTGCTTACAATAAAATCATAAGTTTCTTCAATATCATTTTCAGCAATACCTTTATCTTTCAGGATTTCCTTCAAGAAACGAGCATTATCATTCGCTTCAAAATGACGGCTATAACGTACACGAGAACAGCGATCTTTCAAATAACTATTTACTCTGTCTTCATTATTACATGTAAACAGAACAAGTTTCTTTGCATTAGTCTGCACACCATCTAACCATCCTAATAAGTCTTCTGTATCCCAATGCTTGTCTACCTCATCAAAGATGACAGCAACTGGATGAGAGAACTTACAGAAAAAGTCATTGATCTTACTTGTAGGGAAATCCTCATTTACTACAATGACAGGAAGACCCGAATTTCGTGCAATTATCTTTGCCATAACAGTTTTGCCAGTGCCCTTGATACCACTGAGCATTACACCAGTAGAAAGTTTACTGGTCTTTTCAAAATAAGTATTGACACGATGGACAAATGTCTTATCATCTTCTGTCAAATACACTTTTGGAGGCAAATTTAGTGATCCATCTTCTTCAAAGTACGACATACCTTCGTAACGATTGTACTTCAAGTTATATACTTTTCCATTGATCAAATCATAATCAAGACCAGTGGGTTTAGTCACTATTTTACTACCTAATTTTATAAATTCTGACATAATCTGTTATTTTTTAGTTTTTAATTCGTCGATCATAGCATCGACTTGTTTTTGGTTACGAACTAAGTATAACTTATAGTTCGCTTTACTCTGCATTAGAGTATATTTGAAAATCTTCCAGCGCAATGGGAATGAATCTCCCATGAGTCCTTTACATTCTATTATAAAGTCCTTGCCTACGAAGTCAGGTAAATAAGTCATAGCTCTTACCTTTTCTCCGTTATACTCAAATTTGGGTATTAACTCAAAGTGAGTTGACTCATATTCAGCCGGAATCTTAGCTTCTTTCAGTTTTTTGTAAGTATAAGTTTCAAGTTTACTTCGGAACTTTATACCATCGTAGACATTAGGTGTAGCATTCTTTACTCTACCTTTTGTCTATTTCTTTTTATTTCGTTTTGCAACCATTCTTTTATAGTTTCAAATCCATTTTGTTTTACAGCATCAGAGATATCTTTTGCCTCAAACTTTTTATGCATAAACATCGCCTCTAAGCCTGTTTTAAGGCTCACCTTACGACTATATTTAACTCCAGCTACATCTCTATCAAAGAGTATAATAATACGCTTAAAACGCTTCTTAAGATCTTCTAGGATATCATCTGGTATAAATGTGCTTTCTGATGATGGAGATATTGCTGGTATTCCCATCTCATATAGACACATTACATCTTTTAAACTCTTAGTAATAAAGAGTATATCGCCTTTCTTAGGTAATTGCTTAAAGCCTTGTATATCATACTCAGTTAGATTGTTTCTCCACTTTGTATATTTATCTCCTAATGGTCTATAGATTTTAAAGTTATTATAAACTTTATAAGCATACATAGGATTATCATTCTTATATATACCTTTCACTATACCATTACATAGATAATACTTAATACTACTTACATCATACTTCTTTAGTGTGGGTAGAGAAATATGAAACTGAGACCAATAATTGGTATCGACTGAAGTAAAATTCTGTCTTACTACACCAATTACTGTCTCAGAAGAAGGTATGTATTGCTTTGAGCTATCGAGTTTAGTGTCTGGGGTAATCTTTAATTGATCTACTATGTCACTTAGTATATCATTATAGTTAGTTATACCTTTAAGTAAAGATACAAACTTAACTACATTACCACATTCACCATTACCATGATCCTTGAACAAAAGTTGTCTTGTTCGCTTACTATAGTAGATTCCAAAAGAAGGGTTTTTATCCTTCCGAAAGGGACTATTATAGATAGCTCCAACCTTAAACTGCCCAAGGTAGTGAGCATATATGTCGTATTCGGTTACTTTAGATAATATATAATCCAAAGTAATAGTTGTGGGTAGTTTTACCCTTCTTTTATCATACATACTTTGTACGATTGGTTAGTTGCGGACGTAGGATTCGAACCTCGTCTCTAGATTATGAGTCTAGTGAGCTACCATTGCTCCACCTCCGCAGTGTATCCTATAGCACTTACTATAGGATAATATTTGTTAAAATTAGTAAATTCAGTGAACTATCTCCTAGTTATCTTTTTCAGTTTCTGTTTGCAGAAATATCTGGTTGTATAGAGAAGCTCTGGTACTATATTTTACTCATACCGGTCCAAATAACTTATGAACCTCAAGTAACATTCAACCCGGCAAAATCTATATTGCAAATATTAAGAGACAGAAAAATCTCTTTAAGCGTGTGTTTATAACACGGGAGCTATTCTTCCCCTAACTGACAAAATCGATTGATATCTTGTAGGACTCAAACCTACCATTTAAATAATGATTTTACATTTCATCACTATGTGGGATATCACATAGCTGCTGTTCATCGCATATCAATATCATTCAACTTTGAATAACTGTTCAATTTCTTTTATTTTTGCATCTGCTGACTCTTTAGTCAAACATTGTCCGTTATTAATGACTATGTTCTCTTTAGTCTGTTCTAGTTTCATTGGTACTGAATGTCCCATTCCAAAGCCATTCTTATAATGACCTTTCTGATGAGCAAACATAAAATACCTAAAAAACCAGGGACTGATACCATTTAATATTAGACCTTTATTTAACGCATCTTCATGTCGTTTAAGACATACTTCTAGTTGATAGTGTACACCACTCTCTTCTCGAAACCTTCCACCTGGATCATCAGTAGAATCGCAAGCCCATACTGCAACACGATAGCCCATTGCCTCTAGCATGTCTACTATCTGTATAGCTGTATAAGCTTTATTGATCATAGCACTTGCTCCGACACAACAATTCTCTGATATAACCACATATACATTAACTAAACGTCCACTTCCAATTCCGTACGTTTTGACTCGTTTTCGCATTGCTGGAAAACCTTCAAGAAGTCTATCATAGTTTAAGTCATCTCCATCAAATTCATCATAAACATACTTACGAGAAGAGCCTCCTAGACTAATGTCTATTTCAATCTCTTTGAGATTATCAAGACCCTTCTGATAATTATATTTACTTTTCAAAATTTCTTCAAGTCCTAGACCTCTAAAACGTTCGTCATCTTCTTTTAAATGATATCTACAGTCATTAATATTCCCATCCTCTGTAGGATTAAGAGCATCAGTGTAAAAATCGTGTATATTATCATACACATATGTTAAGTCTTTCATGATTAAGCTGCTTGGTGTTTTCCTCTTATCCTCTGTTGCATTTCTAAAACTTGAGTGATAATATCTGAACCTGAGGGTATCCACGAAGGTCTATCTCCAGGTTTACTGTGTCTTTCCATTTCTCTCTTCTCTTCCTTTAGCCATTCTTCGAGCTGTTTCTTCTCATTTTCAGACCAATTGACAATTAGGCGTTCTGCCCAATCTTGGAAGTGATGATACTTAAGATTATGACCCGCTTGGATCATACGAGTAGAAAGTACTTTACGTACACTTGTCTTCGCAACAAATTTACGAAGTAAGTTTACATAAGCAACAACTTCATCATCATACTGACTTTCGTATTTTGCAGAGTACGTAACTTCCACAATACCGCCTACAAAACGGTCTATGGTCGACGCATCTAACTGGTTATTTGCTACATATTGACGGTCACATCCAAAACCAAAAGTATTACTAGTAGCTATAATAATACACTTCGGATGCCGATGAACTAAGCCCGTAGTAGTCTCAATTTCATCATTAGCTAACGCAGCATTCAAGATCTGGGCAACTGCTGGATCTAATGCGGTTATCTCGTCAATCAATATAATAGATGGTTTAGCGTAAAACTCCCCAAAACGAGTAGCTTCACGAGTCGGATACTTATAACCAATAAACTCGGTAGCCGACGTACCAATACCACAAGAAATACAAAGATATGGAAGATCCATATCCTCTGCAACATTTCTTGCCATTGTACTCTTTCCACAACCTGCGGGGCCTACCATCCATATATTCTTTATGCCGGCCTCTATAGTCCTACGTAACTTTTCATCCGGCTCAAGACTAGTGAAGTTGAATCCCAACTGTTTGCTAGTCTCTAGAAACTTTAGTCTCTCTGCTTCTTTACTTTGTCTATCATAGGCATCAAGTAATTCTCCAATCTCTTTCTCCTTCATCTTAGGAGTGAGACTGTTAATTATCTTAATTCCTGTCATAGAGGTTTTATATTCATTACCTAGATAGTCAACAAAAACAAATTTGCCATAGGAATCTTTAAGCATATAAAGATCCTTTCGTTGATTCAATCTTTTCTTCTTCCCGTCTTCTTTGATAGTAGTAGAAATGGCAGCATAAATTACTTGACCCTCCTTGAGTTCGTCTCGCTTTATGTTCTGTCCATCAACCGTATTGATACCATTAAATGTATATCTAGGGTCTACTATATCAATATCTTTGTTGAAAAAATGTTTATTAATAAATTTTGACAATCGCATTTTTAAATTGATTTTAGTAAAACAAAAAGGGTAGCTTTTGCTACCCTCAAGTCTTTTTAAAACGTGCAACAGAGATCTTTCCTTTTATCAAAAAGGGTAGCTTTTGCTACATCTCCATTGCACGTATCCGCTACTTAAAGCCTAGCGTAGGCAGCTGTTTATACTAATCTTAAAATGGCAATCCGTTCGGATCTGCATTATCAGAACTAGTACTTATACTAGTCAGATTAGCAACTGGTGTCTCTGTGTCAGCAACAACAGGTTTTGTGAAATTATCGATTCGCAATTCAGTAATGCTAGAAGTCTGTCCTTCAGGCAATACCATTGGTTCGATAAATGTATATCGTGCATAAGATGGAAGAGTAGTATATCCTTTATCGTTATATACAATCTTCACTCTCAATTTCTTAGATTTATCAGCATTATTCAAATAGTTTACTACTTCTTGAGAAAACTCTTCAAAGCTAGTTCCATTGAATACAAGCTGTTCATCACTATACCAACACAACAGAATTTGCATCATACGGGAGAACTGAGTATCCTCTTTCTTCTGCAATGTGCTATCATCCATACCTTCAAATTTGGTAGGTTTCCACTCTGTTTGGGTAAGTGTTGCACCGTTTTTCTCGAAAACGATTTCAAGAAATTTCAATCCTGTAGGAGATTCAGCTACTCTTGCACTTTTCAAAGTTACATTTTCGTGAATACCTGCGGGAATAAATTTTACATCATTCTTTACTATCTGTTGTGCTCTTTCTTTACTATACATATCTTATAATCTTTTACTCTGGTAAATAAATTTTATCCCAATGAGTTGTTATCTCATTGTTCTCATTACTCTCTGCTATAACAATCTTTTGTCCTCGTAGATGTGGTGCTCGTGCTTCTCTTATAGAGTTATCTCCTCCTTCGAAAGAGATAATAGTTTCGTTTTTCTTTCGATAAACGTAACCTACAGCATCAGCTTCACCACAGACAATATCTCCTAGTCTTCCAACTAAGTCTATTGCCATCTCTGTTAGTTCTTCACCTTCTTTATTGATCATCTTATCTTTAGTATGACCAATTAAAATGAAGTTCTCACAGAGATCTTTAAACACAAATATAACCTTTTTAACTGCTTCTCGAATATATAAGTAACCAGATCCATTAGGAAGCTGTCTTACATCTTCACCTTTAAAAGCCTTACCCATTGGAGTTTGGCGATATAAAGTAGCTGCATAAGGTAAACAGATCTCTTCTAAGCGTGTTGCATTATCAATTGCAATATACTTATAAGGTTTCTGTCCTGTTTCATTTATCTTCTTACGTATTTGATTTGCGATTTCTCCTAAATCATTTACGCTACGAGCTTGAATAGAGAGTGCTTCCAAGAATTCGGAACCACCCTCTAAGTCAACAATCAAACAATTGTCTAGTTGTGAAAGTAATGTAGTTTTACCAGATTTTGGTTTGCCAAACAGTATTAGAAATCTGGGATTCTGTACTTTTGGTTTATTTTTAACAGTTGGTAGTACTAACATACAAAAATAGGTTTGCTACTTTATATGATATGATAGTATCTGATAAAATTTGAAAGAGTCTGATATTATAAAGTAAAAATTAGAGACTTAAATTGGCATTAAGCTCAGCATTAATCTCAGTACTATTATTTACCATAATAATAATGTTATTAATGACGGTCTTTTCTTCTTTCGGCAAACTACGATAGTAGCCGGCGAAGTTGTTTTTCGGGATAAGCTTATAGCCTACCTGGATGAAATTAGCATACTCACGTACGGGAGTTCCATCTTCAAGACGGAAATCATACAGAGGTGCATAATCACGCTGTGTCTTAGCATAATCGTCAAGACGTTTCATAGCTAACTCAAACTGAGTTGCCATGTTATAATTTTCTTCCCGTTCAAACGGACAATAGCGACATTTTGCATATTTTGCTACGTCGCAGCGAGAAAAGTAATCACGACCAAAACGAATCTTGTTGTTCGGTCCAATATACTGATAACTAAACGGACTCTCTTCGGTGTCAATACCGTCAATTGCGAGTTCGGGATAAGACATGACTAAACGTTTCAAAAGATAATTCTTATATTCACCTTTAGCGTCACACTTAATATTCGGGGTTGTTATCGTAAATGCTTTCATATTCAGCCTATTTTTTTATTGTTGTTAAATACTACTTTTTGCTGCTCAGTAGTATCCCTGTTAACTTCTTTCAGTTTCCCATACTTAAGTTCGTTATCAAACTCTAATATACAAGGTTCTCCTCCATCTCTTACTTTTAAGAAATGCAGATATACCTTATTTTTTACAGGTAAGCGATTGATGCCGTAACTCGTAATATTGAGTAACTCTGGTCGTGATAGTGCTACCACGAAGTCGCTAGCTTGGAAAATTGCATCTGAAGCAGCTAAATCACTACGCAACGGAAAGTGCATAGATGGATTGTTTATTCGATCAGGTAATTCAATATTTCGATTCATCTGTGAAATCTGTATAATACTCGTATTAGAAAGTTTCTTTTTACGAATAAACATCTTCTGTAAATCTACTATTGTTCCACGTTCCGTATCTCCTTCAACCAATAATGCATGATCTAGGATTACAATTAGCCATTTACCTGCGGCTACTGTTTCGTGGAAATAATCTATAGTTTTTTCGATATTTGTGACATTGCTTGGAGTATCTACATAGTACACTTTGTACTGTTTCAATTTTTCAGCTTCTCTTTCAACTTCTTGATAAGTAAGCTCATCCATACTGTCTTCTGCACTGTATATTTCTGCCGTAGTGCGATTCAATCGATTACTTAGCTTTCTACCAATTTGGCGATAACTAAGCATCTCAAACGAAAAATTTAAGATTACAATTTCTTGATCTTTATTCAAATCAATTAAATCAGTTTCTAACGTATTTGTAAATGCTGATTTACCCGAACCTGAAGTACCTGCAATAGTTAGAATCATATTTGGTTCTAATCCACCACAGCATACTTTATTAAACTTAGACCATCCTGTTTTAAGAGGTACTATAGTTTTATCCTTTCTAGCTTTTATATAAGCTAAGGACTCATCTGTTACTTGCGAGATAGTCCTAAAAGGTAAGGTATTAAATGACTCTTGATCCATACGGCAAGTCCTCATTTATTGGGTTATCATTCATTTGCTCTTCGTAACACTCCCACTCATGTTGAGTGAGCCATTTCCACATAGTCTTCATATAACCCATTTTGCCTGTTCGCATCTTATCATCGATTTCATATCTTAAACAAGCTATGATATGATCATGCATTGCTTTAGATTTACCAATGATACGGTTATATTCTTTTCTACATTTGTTTACATTTGCCCTTAAATAGCCTTTAGTGCCATCAGGTCTTGTAACATAAACTGGAAATACTTCATAGAACTGATCAAACATACTTTCTTGATCTCTTTTAATAGAGAGAAGGAGCTGTTCTGAAGCACTATAAATTTTATTGTCGTCAGAAGTAGTAACTACGACAATGTTACGTTGAATTAAGTCTTGTATTTCTTCTTCATTAACTCGGCTGAGAAGTTCATGAATGTCTTGATTATTTGTTTGATTCTCATTCAATACAAGGCTAATAAATACTAATTGATTAATTGATATATCAAATTTATTTAATAGAGAGGTATCTAATTCTAGTATCATAATACATTAAAGTTTTATGACAAATGCACTAAGAATTTGATACTATTTGTTAGAGTCTGTTAAAACAGTTCTAATTGTCTTGGTTTTAATTCCTCTACTATCTTAAGAGCTTCTCTTAGATAATATCGATAATTAATATTGCGTTGTTCGATAGGTTTATCATCGAATTTATTCAATAAAGTAACACCAGAGGATGCTAACATATTCTGATATGAACGTGCACTAGCTTTAAATTGCTCTACTCCTACATAAGGAACATCACGCTCTACTATTTCGCCTTCCTTATAACCAGTAGGCTTCCATTTCCATAGATATCCACCATCAGTAGATGCATAGAAACGATTAGTTCTCTGTTGTTCTTCATTCATATACTCAACATGCCACTGTTTTCCAGTCTTCTCAGACATTAAGAATTTCTTAATATCTTTACAACCTTCAATAGTTTCTTTTACAGGTATTCCGTCTACAAAGTACCTAATTACAGCTTCAGGAATTATCTTTGCAGATAATCCTTTACCTAATAGTACTTTAGTAATAAACATACCTTTTGTCTTGATTAAATCAGGATTCTTGCTTTCGCTATATCCTTCTTTAACTGCTATATAATCATTAATAGCATATTGGTACATAGCTTCAAAACGATCTTCTTCAAGAGTAAGTTTAGTAAGCTGTTCCCAATTTCTACAAATGTTGTTGACTTCTTGATAGCTGTCTCTCTTAAGTAATACAAATAAACCATCTGTATTAGCTTGGACGATTCGACATCCTATTTGAGTTAATTTCTCAGCTAACATTAGTAATAGCAACTGTCCATTTATACGAATCTGCATTACTGCATATGGACTATAACAAAAGTTGTGTTCATTCTGTAGATTACCCGATAAACCATTCAACGCTAACTTTAATGTCTCATTCTTTACCTTATCTCCATTATGTTTCGCTTCTATTCTCTCATCTTTGATTTGAGAATATACTTCAAGGAATTCTGGACCTAAATGTTTAGGGTAGAATCCATATTCGATTAACATACTGGGGTATAGTGATGCGACATCGATGTCTATAAGCATTTCATTTTCCTTAGGAATAATAATTTCAGGATCATTCTTAGAATGTATCCCTCCTACTCCTACGGTATAGCGTAATCCTTCGAAAACAAAGTTGTTTTCATATCCTTTTCTACCTGGAGAAACCACCTGACTTTTCATGTCATCTAGTACTCTTTGTAGTATTGGACTATCAAATTTGATAAACGGTAATATTACATCCCTTAATGGTATATAATCCATTGGAGATCTTAGCTTTTCTATATCCCACCAAGACAAACCTGTCTTTTCAAGATACTTCTTAGTTAAAATCTTCATTCCAATGTTAACACCATCCTTACTAAGGACTCGTACTCCGTATTCATTTTCAATAGCGATACGCAAATCAATATCTTTCTTACATCTATTAAGTAATTCAGTAGTAGACTCAATATCATTAATATTGTACTCTATCATACTGTCGAAATCCTCTAATGGAAGAGGCTTTGACCAATCATATACAAATTCCTGTACATTAGGATATTGCATTGTTACTTGGATCTCCTTCAAACCTACTCTGAGTTTATTTGAATATAACATAGTAAGCAAATCAAAAGTATCAAACCATATCTGATACTTCCAATGTTTCCATGCATCTATGTCATCATCCTTAGACGTAGTTATAGTCTTACTTAAATTAAATAGAGAGCTACATATAGTAGCTACATTGTAACTCATCAATCTATCTTCATACTCAATTATATAGTTTATAATTGGATTGTCATAATGTAGGTTGTTATACCCACAGAAGATAACTCTTGAATCTATTTCTAGATTTGTAGTATAGAAGTCTCCCCACTTAATATAAGTGTCTACTTGCTTGAAGAACTTAACTAATTCTCTTAGTTCATTCTTCCTTTGAGAAATCTCAAACTTATAGATATTGCCTGTTTCTGTATTTTTAACAGAACAGTGAAAGATATTTTGAAATACCTCGATATCGAATACAAATACCGCTTTTCCACGTATTTGCATATATTAAAGTTTAGATTTTTGCTCCTATAGCCAGATTCGAACTGGCGCAAATCACACTATTTCTAGCGGCTCTATCCACTGAGCTATATAGGATCCTTTTTAATTATTGTTTTATTGTCAAATTAAACCTTTACGGTTTGTAATTCTAATAGAAACAAATCTACTTTAGAATTGTCAAAGAAGCAATCATATTTAGTTCCCCTCAAACAATTTGAGGCTTCTGGGAACATAGAATATGCTGTATTAAATACTGCTTGACCATACCGAATTTCGGTATTCACTCTGATTAACTTATCTGCATCACGTTTGATGTAGATACAGTCTAATTGATCTGGATTCTGTTTTAACATTACGCTGCTAATTTTTTATTTTTGGCATATATACAATAACGATAATTAGCGATTTCATGAGCCATATGCTTTAGATACTCAGCACGTTCCCAAATCTCAATAGAGAAGAAGTTATTCATATTCTTTTCCAAGAATGGTAACATTTCCTTTGCATCTTTATGCAAGGCATCCAACGATTTAGCACTTGGTGTTGTACTGAACGCATACGGAGTTCCTTCACTATTAGTACGATAAATGATAAGAAGATTATTCTTATTCATATTACGTTCTTGAGTCTTTGCAAACTTACGGGCATGTTTCTCAGCAAGAATATTAGTAATCTTACTTTCGTGAGCGGCAATACGAGCTTGCTGCTTAGCGATATTCTTCGGAGTTCCATAGGAATGAGCAACTAGCTTATTGTGATAGTCACTGAAGTTTGCCTTCTCAAATCGTTCGATCTTTTGTTCTTCGGTCAGACCTTTCTTAACTGTAGGTCCAGTTTCAAACGTCAAATCCTTCAAATTAGGATGACGATATGTTGTTCGTGTACGTTCTACACCGTTCTTATCGGTATATTTTGTAACGATTTCTAACTTAATACTCTTGTTAGCTTCTTTGCTTGAATTACCAGACTCAGTCCAGTAATTGATATATTTATTATTTTTCTGTTGATCAGTTTTATTCATAATGTAAATATTTTTTAAGTTATTAAAAAGGGGAATTTTCATTCCCCTTTCTTGATATTATAGTTATGTTCTTTACTTTGCCTTTACACAGCAATTAAAAATAACGGAGCTGAATCATCACTCAGATCTGTATTGTCATTGAAATCTGCAATTGCTTTGCGCAATTCGTTCAAATTCAATGTGCACTCATTCTGTTTTCCACGTAGATAACTACGAGTTAGTTCCTCAGTAATAGTAAGAGCACGTTTGCCCTTCTTTGCCTTTAGAACTGGATTAATAGTATGTTTCTCAATCAGCTCTCCAAGTTTTACATAATACTCGTTGAGAGAAGACAGTTTGTAAATGTTAATGATGTTAGCATCTTTAGGAAGATCCTTGAACTTCATTCCCATATTCGCACACTGGATACGCAACTTAACAATAAGAAGCTCGTCATACATTGCACGAATTGTTACAAGTAATGCCTTCAGATCATAGTTACGTTTGAAACCCTTCTTAATCACATTCTCGGTTTTGATGATTCGCCAGTAACGACTAATTTCATCAGTAAGTTTATCACGTTTAGTAATGAGGATATTCGGTTTAATATTTGTTGTAATTGATTTCATATATTGATATTATTTAATTTCTACTTGATTAATTAACTCAGTATATTAGATCGCTTACCTGTAGTGCTCGTGGTTCCATCGAAGGAATAGCCCTTATTATTTCAGGCTTGCCTTATTAACCTTACGGTCATCATCCACGAACGGTTTTTAATGCCAATTATTGCATCTTCTGTGAGTATACTTATAATTATTCCACATCACTATTTGCTTAATATCTTTACGATGAATAGTAATACGGAATCTTTGTACTGGTAACGTACTATTAACATACATCTGACGATATTCAAATGTAATAGTATCCTCGTTCCATTCCTCACTATCTTTTGTAGGATAGAATGTAGTTCCATCATACACTTCTATGCGTTCGACGTGAGTATCGATATCTCTCATCCATGTATAAAGACATTTATTATATACTTTATGTGTCATAGTTATAAATATTAATTTAAACCTATAAGCTCGACCCATCGTCTTGAGCTTTAGGTTTTAAAAAAATAAAGTACCGTTACACCTGGTACTTGATAGTTTAAAAGGAACTATTTTTTTTTGAGTGTCGTCCATCTGACACTCGCTTTTTTTTATTTTTCGATCCGGACTCCAATTGGAATCTGACCTCCTCCGAGATCTACATAGGCAGTACCATAGTAGCTCACATTGGATTGACCACGATCATTTTTACGCTGTTGCCGTGGATCTTCGTCTATCAGCTTTAGTTTATTAAGCTTGTAATCGCCTTCTGTTACACCTAGGAATGCGTACATAACAAACTTATCAATTACACTTTCATAGTCTTCTTCCTCAATAGCATTACGAATAATCTCTTGAGTGAGACTTCCAGCCAAGCCACTTCCAGGTGGAAGATACTTAGCAAAGGCTTTCGCCATCCGTATACAAACCGTTTCGAAATCTTTTGTCTCTGTATCCCCAAACAAGAAATTCCACCATTTCTTTGGGGTTCGCCCAAAGGTAACACTTCCATCTGTGTTAACTTTAATAGACGCAGGAACTTCGTTATTAGTCATTACAATTGTACTGACTCGATGATCCTGTAGTAAGAGTTCAAACAGCTTTCGTTTCGGTTCGCTGATTAATACTTTTTTCATAACAGTTGTTACGAGAAATGTTAAGCGTTATAGCCGAGCTCTGAGTAATACTTATCGCATTCGGCTGTCTGCATTTTGTTGATATCGTCTAACAAACCACATTGTGCAAGGGCTTCTTCGGCGATCTTCTCAAGTTTCGCCTTTTCCATTGCATTCAGTTTGTTACACTGTTCAGTCAATTTCAGACAATCGCTGAACAAAATCGGTTCACGTCCATCTTTGGAACTTGCTTCCAAAGCTTCGACAACAGTTTCCATCTTTACTTCCTTGAACTTCGCCGGAACAAGCTTGAACTGTAATGATGCATTACCATTCAGCTCAATAAGCGGAGTTACACCGTCCGGTGCTACTACAACGGCAGTACTGAAAATTTCTGTGCTTTCGATAAAATACTTCATGATAGGCTTGACAGTCCGGGTCGGATCGTTTTCCTTCACCTTATCATTATAGTTCAAGTCAACAGGTTCAGACTTAATCGTAAAGATTTTCTTACCTGTCAGATTCCAAGTTTCCAACGTTGCACGATATTTGGACAAATCGATATTCGGTTTATTCATTTTAATTTCTCCTTCTTGATTTTAAGATTGATTTCTTAGCGAGAAACAAATCCTGTTAATACTATGTTAATTGTTAAAAAATATCTGTGCTACCCATTTTCGTCACTATGCTTTAGTCTCTTAAAAGCCGCTTATTATAAGCTATGAATGATAGTGGTTAATTCAATAACATAAGGTAACACATGTTTGAGTTAAAATTTGATAAAATATGAGATTATACGAAAAATTTGTGATAGTATAGTAAAACTCTTTACTAGAACGGGATGATATTTCTTCCCTCAGCATTCCCCTTAGGACTTTACTCATTAGACGGATGAGTCAACTGTTCTTCATTTATTTACTTCTACTTTTCTGATAACGATATGTAATGCAGTTCGAGATTTTACTTAAGGGGACTCGTACTACAACCGTTTCCCTATTCTTTTTGCCGTACCTTACAACGCAATTTGATGCAAAGATGTAAAGGGCTCCATCATCAATAGTACGATACTATCTACGGGCATATAGGCTTACAACATTCTTTGAATGAGGGTCGTTTCAGTTGAGAAACGTTACCAAACTCCAATAACAAAAGCCGTCTAATTTTTCAAGACGCCCACTTTTGGACAATTCACTTCCAGCATTGCAATAAATCCTGGGTTACTACTTCTTCTCATGGTATTTCCAACCATTCAACCAATATCCTAATGAGAGATACTATAATGGTCTCAGCGATCTCCATACATAATACTTTGCGAATATTACTTTACGGAATTTCTTGTAGCAAGATACTTCGATAGCGGGGTGGCTTATACTTTGTCAGAGTACTACCATTGAACTTCCCAATTGTTTTTAAAGTTAAACATGTTTACACTCTCCTTATTTGTTATAGCTGTTCGTTTCAGCGTGGTCATTCATCAACGAGACTTACCTTCTTCGTATTCTCCATACGCAAGCTGCTCATCGAGGCAATTCACAGACATAGTCCAATCTGCTTCGTGTCAGACCCTTAGAACCCTTTGTAACGTCCTGCTCTATGCTGGAGTGCATAGCCGTTACCTAATTATTTATAGGGAGCCTTAGTTTAAAGATAACTTTGCTTTACTTTGCTTGAGTTTTAATTGTGGGCTCAAGACCACATTCCCTTGTTTCCTATAGATATACTTATACTAATCGTATACCTAACTACAAATAGTCTTTTCGCGGACTTCATGCGCTAGTTAGTTTATATCCTCAGTGCAAAGCACGTTCGGTTTATAGTGACATCACTAACAAGTCACTTCTCTATATTATTAACCTTCTAATCATTATGCTTACTCGTCATAAACATTATAGTAATTGCAACTATACTATGAATTCTTATAAGCTTTAGACACGCAATCTACTTTCCATAGGGATTGCTCCCAAACAGCTAACTCTAACGTTCACTGTATTGCGTATAGGTTTGTCACCTAATCCGGTTAACCTGTCATATAACTCTCCTACAACGAGATATTATATGGGTCATAGCCACTCAGCCATGTCTTCCTCAAATTCTGCTCATTAATAATATAGATATACCCCTTCATATACATATGTATTATACTTAATAGTACTCACTTCCAATTTAATAGTTCTCAAATATTTTTAATCTTCCTTACAACAGAAGTAGACTACAGCGTAAATATTCAATCCCTAACGTGATATATGTAGAACACTAGGTTAGTATTCTTTAGCCCAACGGATTGGTTACCGCCCAAGCAAGGGTGGTTTGGAGCCATCCCTAGAATGCTAGTCGATTCTTAGTCAAGATAACAGCGTCTTTTAACAGCACGTGTTCACATTCCCTCGTGATTTAGCTATTGATACAGCCAACGAATGTGTATAGAAGTAAACGATACTCCTTGCCTTGTTTAGATACGATAGCTGCTGCTTCCATATCTGCGTCTTTTAGTCACCAGTTCGGTTCTCACTTATGGGTTACGCACGCTCTCCCATTTTCTTATTGCTTCTTCAGTTACAAAGTAGTTCGTAACACAATAAGTTATCATACTATAGTAATACTAGTTAGTTCTAGCTATCTAATATACATTTCGGTATCATGTACTACTTTCACTCTACACGGCTTAGTCAGGCTCAAGCGAATGGTTTTTAATCCCACTTAGGTGGAATTGGCTTTTGTAATGGACAGAATTTGTCAATTACCTTATTGGATAAAGAGCTAGCTATATAAATAGGCTTCTCCACTTCCTTGAGAATGTACTTAGGAACGACTTTGACATCTTCCTTCGTAGTTATCGTAACTGATGCATTGTCAGCGTTACCACTGGTCGATACGGAGTCTTTGCTCAGATTGATATTAAGTTCCAACGGACTACTCTTAGGTACGTCTACCCAGCGAATTATCGGTTGATCACTTGCCATCAAGGCTTGACTCGGAGCTCTGGAATTAAATCCAATGAATGCTCCCAAACTAAGCACAAATAGTGCTAAGAATAAATTCAAACGTTTCATTGAGTGAAACTATTTTGCTGCTGCGTCAGCGTATGCAGATTTGTCAACGTAGTTAGACAACCGCACAATCGGTCGAGCATAATACTTAACGATTTCGTTGAGTTTATCTTTCAAGATACTGTCGGAATCGCCATATGCAGCAACGAGTGTTTTACGAATAGCGCCAGTCCCAATTCGAACATCCAAAGATTTCTTCGGATCTTTCACAATAAGATCTTCTTTCTTAGAAAGAATAGCGTCGATAACATCACTAGAGATACCGGTAAGAACGTCACTGTTCAACCAATTAAGTTCTTTTTCAAGAGTTGTCTTTCGGTCATCCGGAGCCTTTTCATTCCAATCAGCTGTTCTCTTTTCGATTCCATAAGCCATTGCAACTTGAGCAATTTCCGCAATCTCTTGATCAGGGAGAGTAGGAAGCCAAGTTTTCAACAGTGCATGTACACCGAGAGGAGAATGTTCGGAATTCAATTTACCGATAGGCATAGTGCGCAAACCACGAATCAAAGTACCTTCTACTCCTTGCTGAAGGATGTTAGCAAATACTACTGATTTCTTCTCTTCTACATTGATAGAGAATGCTTTGCGAGCCCAGTCGATACCGGCTAAGATATTACTACCTATTCCACCACCATTCTGTTTTGCGAAAATAGAACGGAGTGTAGCAAGCTTGGTCTTGTTGTCCATCTTCGGATCTGGTTCAGGAACTTCGATCTTGGCAGCTTCCATATCCTTCTTCGCCTCTTTTTTCATGTCTGCAGGAATAGACTCAGGGAAGTTGATAATCATCTGGTTAGGATCGTCAGGTGCCGGCAAACCTTTCAAAGTAATACCAAGCGTTTCACGGGCAATCTTTTCCATTTGGATAGCCATAGTGTTGTTTACTCTTACTCCAAGGGACTGGAAGTCATCTTCCAACTGAGCATTATACTGCATCAAAGCCATCAGAGCCATGATATCGAATTGCTTCTTCATAGCTTGTGAAAGCTGAGCAGGAGCATTTGGATTAGCAATATACTCGCTGTGAACCATCTTCATCAAATCGATTTTGTGATTTGCGTCAATACGTTCACCATCTGCCATCTTCTGGAGTCCACGTGCAATAGACGGAATAGGAGCTACTTCTTCCTTCTTGGTGTCTTCTTTCTTCACCTCTTCAGGAATAATAACTTCTTCTTCCTTCTTTGCTGTAGGAGCTGGTTTACTACCTGAGGACTTTTTATCCTCTTTCTTATTCTCTTTTGCAGTAAGTACAGCGGGCGCTTCAGTTGCAGCTAGCTTAACTTCGGATTCCGGAGCTGGACCATCTGCAGGAGTCTCTTCTTTCTTTCCCTCTGCCTCTTTCGTAGTGATTTCTGCTGCCTTCTTTGCTTCTGCAGCTTTCTTAGCTGCTAAATCTTTTGCTGCTTTTTCTGCTTTTTTATTCTTTGTTGCCATTTTGATAATGATTTTTTAAAAGGTTAAAAACTTGTGAATACTATAGACAATTAATAACAAAATTCCTGCTTGAACAGGCTTTCAAGAATCATCTATAAACGCACTTTCTCTATTCCCTGTAGGTATTCCTTCTGCCTCAACTACTACACTGTCACTGGCTATTGTATCCTTACTCACACAGTCCAGATTGGCATCTACTCTCTCCAATACAAAAGGAGATGTAGAACTATGTGTGGGATTAGCCACTGTAGTAGTCACTACAGTTTTCTCAGGAGTATTGTCTGCAGAACTAACTGCAGACTTTAATCCTGTACCTACGATAAGACCTACTGCTAAAATGGCCATAAATTTAGCAAAGGCCTTGGCATCTCTCATACATCTTGCGATGATGAAGAGTACGATAGTTGCAGCTAGCAACATCAAAAACGTATTTGCCATAAATTGTAAGTATTGGTTAATATTGGTTAAACATTTGTTTCAGACGTTGCCGTGCCTTATTTAAACAGCCTTTAACTGTTGCTTCAGGTATAGCAAGCTCTTCTGAAATTTGCTGGTAAGACTTACCGTCTAATCTAGCATAAATTAAATCCCTATATCTCTTCTTAAGACGGGGTATACACTCCATTACGATGTCAATATTTTGCTGGAATATTAACTTGTCTTCAGGGCTATGATCTAGCGCATCCAACTGTATCGTAGAATCTTCTTCATCAATATAGTTATTTAACTTCTCTTTTTTGTTCCGTCTTATATAATCTATTGCAGTATTAACTGTAATAGTTTTCAACCACATCTCAAATGAAATATGTTGAGTATAAGTATCAAGCTTTGTATATACTTTAGTAAATACCATTGATGTAATGTCATCTGCAACATCTGTATTGGCTACGACTTTTAAAGCGGTATACCATACTGTCTTTTTGTAAGTATTATAAAGTGTAGTAAAAGCTCTTTCGGAACCTTCTTTGGCTTGCTCAATCAGAAGCTTTTCATCTTCTTTCATAGTGCGCCAATTTAGTGGACTACGATTAAACCAATAATCGTAATCCTTTGTCAATAGATAACCTTAAAAAGGTAATATATATTGTAGATACCACTCGTGTAGTACCTTCTTGCGTTCCCAATATAATTCTTGAACCCAATTAGTCCATAATATTTTATCATTATGACTTAAATAAGATAAAGAATTAATCATGTTAACCGCAATTCTTAACCGAACTAATTCGGTCTTAGACTGTGCAAACTCTGCATTAGTAATCATAGGTTCGAATAACTTATCAGTAATCCAATCTACAATTGTTCTAATACTAGGGTGTTTGATCTGCATTTCAATTGAATTTGGCAATCCACGCATTATTGCTCCATCAGAAGTTTCATCTCTTAGAAATGCATACCATGCCTTTCCGAAATTCATTTTACCTGTACAATATTCTCTTCCATTTAACATGAAAGGGATACACCTATCAGGAGTAGTTAGTACTGGTACAGTTAAAGCATGTCTCTTATAAACCTCATCGAGATTTATAGTTAGATAGAGTGACGGTGACATTAGGCTATTATGATACCACGGGTTTTCATACGAGTTTTGATCTGTTTGAGAATCAGATCAGCCTGACGTTTTCCATAACCTTCTTTGATGATTACAGCTAACATCTTAATATCACATTCATGTGGATGCATCTTACGATACGTATCGTAGATTTCTACCCAATTACTGAATACATTTTCACTGTACTCAATTTGTTTAGAAGTACTTGCTTCTAATCCTTCCTCGTTGTTGATAGCATCTCCAACGGCAGGATAGTCAAACACGTAAGACTTAGGATTACTAAGAATATCTTGTATCTCCAGACTACTGGAATCAAGCTTAGTAATAGTACCATCTTTTTGCATATCATTCAGCAATACACCGCTGACGATATTCAGCATAGGATATTCTCCTGTTACACGGATAAGAATACTTGTCTTCTTACCATTGGCTATGTACAAGCCAGCTGTTTTCAATTCAATCATTTTTTATACCTCCTTTTTTTGATAAAATTTGTTGGCTACTACATTAGCATCAGCTAAGCTAAGAGCATACTTAGTCTTTACCTTAGAAACAAAGTCCATCTTACTTGTGCAAGATTCAACCATTTGTTCTACATCTTCTTTGATTCCTGGTTTATTAAATTTAACCCAGGGAATTACTTCAATTGCACTCATCACACATCTTTTGAGTTTAACATTTAATTTTGATAATTAAGTTTGTAGTAAGAGGGAGACTCGAACACCCTTCCTTCAACCTTATCAGTGTTGACGCTTCTAATCCAAATAAAGCTACTTACTCCTGCTTTTTACGACATTAGCTTAGCCGTTGGACTCTCATATTACGCTGCAATACGAGTATAGTCCGTGATATAACTATAATTGCCAGTTATCAGCTTATTGACCTATTCTATATCCTCTATTGTCGCTGTCAAAACCGTAATGCCCCAAGTGCGGGTTTTTATCTCGTTACACTCGCGGGTCCGGCAATCCTGTCTTATATACCGCGTGAGCTGGCGGTAAGTACATTATATATACTTGTGGAGCATACGGGAATCGAACCCGTGTCCAAACGACGATTCAATAGACCTAACAGTCAATGTCTTAATTTCTTTAAAAAATCGCTACCTACATATTCGTACTCCTTATTTTGTAGGAGACCCATATCCTTCACTCTCTTGAACATCAAATGATGGTTGAACGTAGTATGTTCCGTTGTACCTGGTCTTATAGACTAGTACATTAGGGCTCTGGTCGTTTATAGCGATTGGGATTGACTTTCACCATACTAACTTGTTTAGGGTTAATAAAAATCTCTACCGTATGCCTCTGGCGAGATAGCATCAGTAGTTTTAGTTTGTATCACCTTGGAATAGTCAGTTCCAAATTGACATACATCACAGTGAGTTCCGTCACACTGTGAAGGACAGTCGTTCTTCAAACGATTGTTCTTAGTATCTTCTACAACTTTGTAGCCTAGTAATCTACTCATAACTGAAAGATTTGAATGATTTACGGTCATACGGCTGTAATTTAGACTTACTACGGGATTTAGTTCTCTGTTTCTTAAGGTATTCTTCTCTTAATTGAGAAGATCCGTATGATTCTTTAAACGTCTTTCCCATAATATTACCCTCCTATGCTATTGATCATTGCGAGTGCAGTCTGTGCAAGGGTTACGATTCCCTCTGCATTGTTTTTATGCAGGAATTCGAAATCACTCTTGCTTTTCGGACCCATAGCAATAGTTTCGAGTACTACTTTGTCAATTGTGCCTTTCAGTGACAATTCATGGAATGTAGCACGAAATGCAGGGCAGTCTACCTCATGATCAGGAATAGCATCAATAATACCGATTACAGCTTCTTCAAACCTACTCTGTTTACGAGTTCGTTTAGTAGCTATTGGGCGTACTCCATCAGATAGAGACATTAAGTCGCTAGGAGTAACAAAGATGGCACTAACTTGATCTGGACCTTGAAGCAATTCACCAATTTGTTTAATTACTTCTTCTGCGTTTACATACTCAGGTAAGGCTACAATTAAGATATTTGTTTTCATTTTGATAATGTTATTTAAATAAATCGATTAATATATCAGTATAGTCATTTAATACACAATATACTTCATCTCTAGTATGTATTTCTACATATTCTAGATCTATATTGTTTATTATTGTCTCTATACAGTTCACATTTATACACATCTCGTGATCATGAGGCATATCATCCTTCCATCTACGAACTTTTAGTTGGATAAATTTACTCATGATCTTTATACTTATGTTCATGGAAGTATACACCACAGTGAGTACAGTATAAGCGTTCCTTGAACGTCTTATCCATCTTACCTTTAGGATCAAACGGATGATTCCATTTATGTCCTTTAATCAAGCAATCTATTTCTTTAGATACTCGATTGAACTTGTTTGGACTAGTAACTAAACTGTCGAAAGCAAGCTCTTTACTTCTTCTGCGTAATGCGTGCAGTTTGAAGTACATTCTAATTCGTTTAATTAACTTTTTCATTCTACATAATATTAATAATTTAATTGATTTAACTTATTATATGACGACGACCTAATACCAGGATTTTCTAAGTAGGTATTTACTTTTTGCAAACCTCTGTTTGCCCCTTCTGTTGTCATTTGTTAATAAGAGTAAAGATTCAATGTTCCATATTCTTACTTATTTAATATGACTCTCCAACAGTTTCAACACATAATCAGAAATAGCTGTCAAACTAAATCTTATTGGTGTACCTGATTTTAACGTCTGCACGATCGTAATAAATTATTCTGGTATGCATATTGCCAATAAGTGCATACTCTTACCTGCAATCTTTCAGAACTCTTTATTACTTACGCCCCACAGGTTTGTCATCTTCTGAAGACAGTCCATATTATCTTCACAGACTATATGAACTTAGGCTAGACAAAATTTACTGTTGGTTTGGCAGTACAGTATCATTTTTGGCTTTTATCGGTATAGAATCCGGCTGGTAGACTCGTGTGTGTTCGTAAGCATCACGGATTTGCGCACCAAACTCTACATTATCATAATTCTTCCTGTTAAGCAAATACTCCTTACTGATATCAGTATGCGACATATCTGTTCCGAATCGCATTAATATAGCAATAAGAGGTATATCAGGAATGTCCATGTACACAGAATCAAGATATCGATACTCTCGTTCTTGTTCTCGCATATCGAGAACGTCTTGAATTGTATACTCAGTAACTTCCTCTTTAGTATCAGTTACTACTTGTTCAACCTTTTCCGTACCACGGAAATGATTAATTGCATCGCTAACTACATCTGTAGTTAAAGCGAAGATTGCTCCCACAATGAGGATGCATACTACTGTTAAGATAGTGAAAAACTTCTTGTTACTCATTTTCTTGATAAAAATTTGTTTTAGTTATTAATTGCATATTCTCTTAGTTATTGCCTGATCATATAAATACTGTATATCATCACATGCAATATGCCAAGCCAGATAATATGAAGGATTCCATTGTGACAATGCCTCATATCGTATGTATTTAGGCATACGTTGATTATTGTCCTTTCTACTTACTAATTTATCTAGAGTGTATTCATTATCTTGTAGAGATAATATACAATCTACATAATCAGCAAGCGCATTGTATTGAACTAATACTTGTAATAGCTCAATAGGCATTGCAACTAATAGCGCATGTCTATAGGTTAATTTGTCTGGTTTAATCACTTCTAATAAATGTTTGTTTAGTTTTACCAATAGTATCACCAATAAATGTATTATTGTATACTACTCTTGTCACATCTACAGTGTAGTTAATCATATTATACTCACCTCTACTAATGTAAGGGTTCATAAGATACAATTTAGGTACATCGTGCACTTCAGTTTTACCTACAATAATACAATTCTTGTAAGTAGTGATCAGTTCAGTAAAGTTGTATACTTTATGTGGTTCCTCTTTAAATAAAGTGTAACCAAAGTATATACATCCAGCAATAATTATCATTACTAGAAGACTCTTGCTTATTCTATTAAGAATACTCATGATAGAACTCATTAAATAAATCATTCCAATAACTATGACCTTCTGGAGAACGTGTCCAAGAGAAGTAATCTTCTATACCTACTATCTGTTTTTTCAGTGTAGTATGATTGAATTTTCTTGTTATCCATTCCATAGTATCTTGATACCAAATACCCTTTACACAGTTATCAAGAAACTTTGTTAGCACTCCTCTCTCAATTAAGAATAGCAATAATCTTAGATCCATCGTAGCTACTACAATGTGTCTGATACTTAATTCTTTCTTCATAAAATTTGATATTTTAATGATTAAATTTACTTACTCCCAAATGACCTATATATCATATCAGAATTTTTACATCTGCACTAATACTCTTCTCTGTATGTAGGTTAATTAGACCGATTGAAGAGATATAAGCCCCATAGGAATGTCAAGGATTCTCACCTTAAAGATACAGTATTTCTACTGTATTAACTTGTTTTTAATAAAATGTTGTAGCAGTTTTAACACCTAATTCTGTTAGTTCTCTGCCTATATTACAAGCTTCTTTGTGACTCATAACAAATGGAAGATCAACGGGAATAGCATCTACTAAATCCTTAGCACCTTTCAAACCTGTACCAAATCTATCTCTGATAAATTTAATAACCTTTGCTTTTGAATTCCAGTCTGGTTCGATGCTTATTAATGAGATTCCATACCCTTTGTTTAGCTTTTTATCCACTGGTTTTTCTTGAATTAATAGACCGAGAAACTTGTCTATTCCTTCGCTACTCAGTATTTGATCTAATGCATTACTGAGTTTTTCTTTAGTTATACTCTGTTTCTCAATCAGAGTATCTACTACAAACTCTTGAATTGTTGTTAGTCCCATATAAATTGATTTTAAGTTAATACAATATAAAACTCTCTACCTGCACACGCTACCCTTAAACGTATCAGGCTGTGATTCAGTAGAGAGTTATTTGGAACTTGATTATTGTATTCTTCTTGTCCAGGGAAGATACTCATCCGTCTTAACGTTGAAAGTGTTCGCATCGACAGCGGATTCAGGTGCGACTACACCACATAAAATAACACTTATTGTTCAGTTAGTGTCAGACTGTCAAGAACCTAATTAAGCCTATCATAGGTGTAGCTTATTACTCTCTTATACTTGCTTTAGAGCTGGTTTTAAAGAGTTGTACCATAAGTAAACCATTAACTTATGCCTCTACCACGTGGATTACTATACAATCTTTAACTTTATTTGTGCATAATAAAGCGGTATAGTTTCTTGACTCTGCATTTCCATATAACCGGCTTGTCACGGCTTTTTCGTAGCTGCATTAAGAAGAGAGTTATAATAGTATAGTTCTCAGCGTTACCTAAGTCTTTATAAGGGCATACCTAACTTATACTATTATAACTATAACGTGGCGTGTATGTTTCACAACATAAGAAGTAAGTTGCATTTCACAGAATAGTTACTTTGCGACAAATCTGTTTATCAAAAACTGTATTTTACACCTAAAACTTATAACTACGTAACGCATAGCCTGAATATTACACGTTCTCTATCAGTCCACAGAATTCACTGCTTCACACGGCAGCTGAGTACGCCCTTACGTCTGCCAACTACACTATTATAAGAAACTGGTGCCCTCAATATCTTGGGAAGTTATTGAGTTTTTTATATCTTTTATATTTCATCGTAATGATCTTCCGCAATTACTCCAGCTTCACCAGAGTACAATATATTGTTAGCCTCATGAAAATACTCAATAGTATAATCCTTGCTATATGGTCTTGCATAGTCTACAGCCTCATTTAATGAATTAGCTGCAACTATGATCATTCCTCCACCCATTCCTGGGTATTTACCTGGATACTTTGCAATAAATATTTTCATATGCCTGCAAAATGATAACAGATAATGCTGGCTAATAATAGTACTACTGCAAAGGCGATACAGAATTTGAATTCATTATCTGTCGTCATATATTTAATTGTTAATAATTTTCAGATAAAAAAAGCCAGTCTACCTTTCGGTAGACCAGCTAATTCTCCTACAACATTCCTGTTCCCATCATGTTCTGGTTATAAGTCGGTTGTTGACTCTGACCTTGCATTGGAGCTGCCTGTTGAACTGGTTGTTGTACAGTTTGCGGTTGAGTTGGCACTACTTCTCCGTTTTGTTGTTGCATTGTTGACTCATTTACCTGTTGAGGTGAATTGTCTTCTGCGATAGGAATACAATAAGCTTGAAATGCTCTTCCTCCTACTTCTGCAGGAGAGCAACTAGCTCTGTATACGATTTCATTGGTTTCATCATCACGATATGTCTGACAAAAGACACGTAGTGTGGTGAATACAGTTGGAATGCCTCCAGCCTTTACAAGGTCTCCTGCATGTATCTCAGGAGTTTGTACAGTCTGTCCATTTACCAGCCGAGTTCCGGCTGGATGATTAGACAAATGGATTTTGTAGAACTTCTGTGGTGGTACGTAATCTACCCATTTACCACATACTGTTGTCATCTCAGGTGGCAATGGTTGCTCTTGTTGAGCTGTTCCACCTTTTGCAATAGGAAGTAATTGCATAAATGCGTTCACTACTGCATCGTCAAAGTTGGTGTATGTTCTGGCTTCTTCCCAAAAACATGCATTATTCTTTAACTTACCGATAAGATATTTCTTACCAGCATTGTTCTTTCCCTGAGGAACTGTTCTAATCTCAGCTTCGATTAATTTAAATGTTGCCATGACTTTGTTTTTTTAATGGTGAGTAAAAATGTAAATATAGCTATATATTACGGTGTTTAAATATCTAGCGTTTAGGAGAATATTTGTAGACTACAACCCCCATTATATCCTCTAATTCCTTATATTTCTCTCCCGTTTTGTTGCAGGCGTGTTTGGTTTGCCTTGGTGCGCTGTGGTTACAGGCAATTACGGTATAGTCTGTAATCTATAGTCAGTAGATTTACTTTCATACTTAGCATCAAATAGTGAATTAATTACATCTACAACATGATCTCTCACTTCTTTATTTGATATCATACCACCAGCGATACTAAAGGCTGTATCAGCAACAAGACTAACAAGGTTATTTACTTCTTTTGTACTCATAATGCGTTAATTTAAGTTAATACTCTCTATTTGAATTGGAGTGTGATTTGCATTGGTGTGATAAGGTTACTACGATGAGTAGTAACCCATCATAAACCATTTCTTTACTGTGTACCAGCAGTACTTACACCCCTCAACTACGAAGGATACAAGTAAGAACAATAACTTACCTAATGTTTTCATTGTCATCCTCCTCGATAGTTTCTCCACATATAGCATCAATTAATGCATCAGTGAAATCATTCTCAACATAATCCATAGTTACGCATTATCTACAATTAATACAAGATAAGTAGAATCCTTAGTACGAGACATAATCTCAGCATAAGCCTTAGCATCTTCATAGCCTTCAGGTGTGAAAGGGAATTCTTCTACAATAGTTGGCATTAGCTCAGAGTAGAATTTAGCAACATAATAACACTGTTTCATAACGATATAAAATTTATTGATTAATACTCGATCTTATGGGG